TTAGCCGATTTTCTGCTCACCGGAATCCACCGATTGATAGATCAGGGTGTTGATGGTCATAGGGCCTACGCCGCCGGGAACCGGAGTATAGGCAGCAACGCGATCCTTAAGCGGCGCCAGCTCGATGTCGCCCACACCACCCGGATGATAACCGGCGTCCACTACCACGGCACCATCCTTGATCCAGTCAGCCTTGATAAATTCGGGCTTGCCCACGGCACCGACCAGAATGTCAGCCTGGCGAATATGTTCTTCCAGATTCTGGGTGCGAGAGTGGCAGATGGTGACAGTTGCGTTGGCGCCCAACAACATCATCGCCATGGGCTTGCCCAGAATCGGGCTGCGCCCCACAACAACGGCGTGCTTGCCGGCGATATCGATATCGTAGGCTTCCAACAGACGCATAATGCCCTTGGGTGTCGCGCACCCATAGGCCTCTTCGCCCATACTCATGCGGCCGAAACCGAGGCAAGTCACACCATCAACGTCCTTTTCCAGGGCAATAGCGTCAAAGCAGGCGCGCTCGTCAATCTGGGCCGGTACCGGGTGCTGCAGCAGTATGCCGTGGACATTGGGGTTTTCGTTAAGCTCCTGGACCTTGGCCAGCAGCTCTTCGGTGGTGGTTTCTTCGGGCAGCTCGACCTTGAGGGAGTCCATGCCGATACGGGTACAGGCATTACCCTTCATTTTGACGTAGGTCGCTGAAGCCGGATCGCCACCCACCAGAATGGTGGCCAAAATTGGAGTTTGGCCGCCACTCTTCTCTTTCAGGGCAGCGACACGTGTGGTGAGTTCTTCCTCGGTTTTCTTGGCAAGGGCCTTGCCGTCCAATACCAGTGCTGACATTCGATAATCTCGTGCAGGAGCTGAAAAAGGGCGCTATTCTCCCATAAGCGGCAGCTTGCGCCAACATAAGCGACGCTAATAGTGCGGATGACCAAAAGAAATGCCAGGGTCATCCAATTTAATGGATAAGGTGTCAATTTCCACCAATTAACCACGTTTGATTCAAGGTTAATTAAAGGCGACAAACCGGTTTACAAAGGCCCGCCTAAGTTACTGCAATTGTTAGGGATTTTTTTAAAAAAGCCGTTGACGGGGAAGGGGACCATGGGTAATATGCGCACCTCCTCAGCGGCGAGAGCCGCAGAGACCCGTCGGAGTGTAGCGCAGCTTGGTAGCGCATCTGGTTTGGGACCAGAGGGTCGGGGGTTCGAATCCCTCCACTCCGACCATTATTGTTCAAGTTCGAGCCTAGGAAGGCTTAGAGTCTCGGGCTCAGCGATTTGCCATAGGCAACACAACGCGCCCGTAGCTCAGCTGGATAGAGCATCCGCCTTCTAAGCGGATGGCCGCAGGTTCGAATCCTGCCGGGCGTGCCATATGCACACAGGCAACAACGATCAATGGTGGGCGTAGCTCAGTTGGTAGAGCCCTGGATTGTGATTCCAGTCGTCGGGGGTTCAAGTCCCCTCGTCCACCCCATATAGATGGCGGCCTCTAGCGATAGTGGCCGCTATTTTTTTGCCTGTTCCTAACGTTTTCCTAATATTATTTCCTAATATACAGCGCTGGATGTTTGTCCAGCTTACCTCGTTGGTGACACCACGTCAGGGCGTCGGTTGTACACTTTTCGCATCTTTTCTGACCGGTGGCCTGCATCTTTCTCCGGGTGGTCAGTCAGACCTTTAGCCTTAAGATCATGTGCATGGAAACGGGCTTCGAGCTTTACCTGCTTGCCGTCAATATGGGCGCCATTCTCAAGTGCCAGTTTCATCACCCGCGCCCATGCCGTTTTGAAGGATTCCATTCGGATGCCGCCCCCCTTGGTGTTGGTAACCAGGGGCTGACCCTTCATTTTCCGCGGCCTATCAGCACGTAAAGATCTCGCAAAAGCAACCGCAGCCTCAAGCCTTGGCGACCATTGTGTGATCTCACTGTCTGAGCCCTTACCGCGCTGGGCGAATATGCCGTCTTTCTGCAAGTGTTCCTCGGTTAGCTTACATGCTTCATTCGGTCGTAGCCGGCACAGATAGATAAACTCCATCAGCGGGGCAATGTAGCTATAGCTTGCGTGCTGAGCCGCCACCTCGTAAACGATATTGTATTCATGGTCATCAACATATCGATCCCTTGGTTTTTCTTTGAACTTTCTGACGCCCTTGCAAGGGTTGACGTCACAATATTGTCGCTCGCGGCCCCAGTTGAACAGGGTGCTCAAAAAGCTGTGACACCTGTTCGCATTTACAGGGTGCTTTGCGCCTCTAGCGTCCATGAATTTCCGTACATGGTGCGCACGGACTGCGCGAGGGTCCATTTTTCCAAAAACCGGCTCTACTGTTTTACGGTAATTTCGCTGATCAGCCTGTGAAGAGACGGCGAGATCCCGGAATTGCTGACTTATAAAGTACTTATCAATGAGCGCTGACACAGTATCTCTTTTGACCAATTCAGCCTGCTTTTCATCAAAAGCCTGTAAAACACGCAATCGAATGTCGGGAGTCTCGATAACTTCTCCATCCTGGCTTTTGGTTAGTGCCAAAAGTTTGATTGCTCCGCCGCCTTTAGGGTGCCACTCATATGCGGATTTGCCCCGATATACCCGGGAGGGAAGCCATTTGTCAGCTTTATTGGTTCTTTGCTTGGGGGCCATTACTGCAGGCTCTCCAGGTCGAATCCATCGTTAGCGGGCGAAGAGGGCAGAGCAGTAGATCCCGCGAGGCGAGCGTTTACCGCCTCCCAAGTTGTGGTCGGCCCACCGTTTAATCTCTTAATGTAGCCGATTCTGTGCTCTTCCAGAACCTCGATTTGCTTGGAGGGCACCTTGGCTCCAGTGAGTTCTTGCATTTCTTTTGGGGTTAGAAGGCTCATCCTCTCACCATCGTTAATCGTCAAAAATGGAGCATGTTGGGGTTATTCGGGCGCTCATTCAGAGAGGGAGGGGTAAACCTGATTGACAAATTCGGCCTTGGTTTTTGCTCTGGCCTCGCCCTCGGTCTTGCACCACACCCACTCCTTGCTAAAGCCTCCAACGGATAAAACCCGCTCCGTCTTATACAGGTTCAGCCCTTTCACGTTATGCATGTACAGGCGTTTAACTGGCGACCAAATGAATATCTTGACTGAATAATATGCAATGGCAGTTGCTACAAAAATCGCCAGCAGGATGAAATCAGAAGTTAACAATATGTTCATATCACTACCTATTAGGGTTGGTGGTGGGGTTATCCCGTCCGAAACTGTCAATTTCTAAGACTCTTTTTGTGCAGGATTACTTGTTAAATTGTGTCGACAGCAGGGTGTAAGCAGCCGCGGCTTGCAGTGGCACCTGGCCATTACCCAAACACTTTATTCGGTTGACCCGATTGGCCACCCCATCAGCCACTCGACCCACGTTGGGTTCAACTGACCACCATGCTGGCGTTTGACCTCTCGACCGAGACTCACTGTGTTTTGGTTCGGTCCCGCGCCCCGACTGTCCCCGGCGACCGGTGTTGGCCACAAGTTGTGCCTGGCCATCGTTTCCAGTGATGGGCGCATCTTCCCGGTCCTGCCGGCTCCGCCTCCCTGATTCGTCCCGTAGCTGCTGGCTGTCGGAGTTGGAAACTTCTCGGCATAACCTGCGAGAGTTGTTCCTCTCTTTGGTTGACCCTTCGCCGCTCCTTCCCCGGCTACCTGGACGTTGCTCTGTGTGGTCGGCGTCGGCACGCCTTGCAAGACACCACCAGCGAGCTCGTAAGTGCGGTGCACCAGCTGCCGAAGCGGGAAGGACACACCATCTTGCATCAAACCCCAGCTCGGCCAGGTCCCCGAGAACGGTACCGAGTCCCCGAGTAGAGATAGCTGGGCTGTTTTCCAGGAACAGCTCTCGGGGTCGAATGACGCCAGCGACTCGCTTAACCTCTTTCCAGAGCCCGCTTCGCTCTCCCTCAATGCCAGCGCCATTACCGGCTGTTGAAATATCCTGGCAAGGGAATCCCGCATGGATGCTATCCACTCGTCCGGTCCAGTCGGATGGATCGAACAGCTGGACGTCTCCATGGTGCACGTGCAGCCCTGGGAACCATCCGTCATCTGCTCTTCGTTGGAGCACTCCGGCTGCGTAGTCGTCCCACTCGACGGCAAAAACTGGTCTGTGTCCAAGAATGAGGTCTGCATATAATCCGCCTCCGGCGCCTGCAAAAAGATGTCCTGTTCTCACGTTACGTTACTTTGGTCGGTGCTTCTGGTTTATGTCGTGCTTCAGGGCATGGAGAGTTTCAACCTCAGACTTAAGCGTCTTTATCTGCGCCTCTCTGGCCTGAATACCAAAATCAATATGCTGAACTATTGAGTCGGTGATTTCGGTTGCTGTTTGGCTACAACCTTCTTTGTAGCCAATGTCGTAATCGTCTGATGTCATATTGTTTTTGCCGTTCATTATTTATGGCCTGACGATGTGCATTACCGCTTATTATCAATAACCAGCTCAGGTTCAACGCCGATCATTTCAACAGCCTTGGCATAGATAGCCTTGATATTGTTCCAGCTGACATAAACCTTGCTGTTGATTACCGCCGTGCCGTCACACTCATGGCACCCGGTATCCTCATCGTGGTGTTCATTGTCGGCGGCACAGTGAGGGCATGGATAATTGACTTCCTCGAAAAATTCACCTGACAGAAAGCCCTTGGCTCCGTTCTCTGCCGTCAGGCTTTTAGGCATCAATACATCTTCGTCACTCATATCTCAAAAACCTCTCAAAATTTATCGACCGTGGTAGTGCAGGATTTCCGATTAGGCGCCAGGAGTGAATGCCTGATTTTCCCTCTTCCCAAAATCCGGTAAGTGGCGAACATCGCTAAGCCTAAATGTATCCACTTTCGTTTCATCTACTCCGCAGCAGATCGCCTGAACAACTTCGACCATATCCCCGCGCCTGCACTCGCGTTCGCGGGCATCTACAGGGACACCCTTGTAGTAATTGCATCGAAGACCACCGCGAACAACCTTGTAAACAAACATCTCGTTATCGGTGCCGTACCGTTTTTGCTCAATCTCTACGTAATCACCAAAATCAATCATTTCTATGGCCTCGATTACCATTCATTTCTTATGCACTACAGGAGTGCAGGACAGCGTCACACAGCCCAAAGGGGTAAGCCGCCATGCTCAAACTTAATCATCGGCTCACGGTCAACCAACGAGCGCGGCACCGGACCAAAGTTAGTCATTGAATATCGACAGCCTTTGTTTGTGCCCGCTGAACGGCGCTTCAATTTCTGGTTTGGTCTGTTGCGTCTCTGCTTCTTCTTCATGTCTCTGTTACCGTTCAAAATTCATCGAAGGCCAAATGCAGAACAGCAACTTACTTGCCGTACCACATGTAGGCCGGTCGTACAGCACAGATCGAATAGTGTTGATTACCTACATGTCCCCACTGCTCGACATAAACTTGCCAACCCTTTCCGTTGTCAACATCTGAGCTTTTGTATGGCCCGCACATTTCACCGAATTTCACCTTGCTAGCGAAGTCAGACTCCAGCCAAGCCGTAATAAACGGTAAGCACTGCTCGGCGGTAAGGTCGCCGGGCATCGGGTTGATACCAACTGAATCTGCCGTCCAGCAAAGGATCATTCCGTGATCTTCAGTTTCCTGCCATCCAGAGCAGGTCTGGCCACCAAAGGCCAATTCCAATGTCTTTAGCAGTTGATCTTCGCCGCTTCCATTCACGTTAAAAACTTTGTTGTCCATTCTAATATCCCAAAAGTCTTACCGGACTGTTGATTACCCAATACCCAAGAACGTGGCGAATGAATCGCCTGCCTCGTAGTAGAGGCTATCCAGGTACTCCTGATACCGTTTCTGCGAGCGAGTCAACTTTCGTGGCTCTCCCATCTCCAGATACTTCAGATCAGGGTCCGTAGGGTGAATGTTCACCGTTCTGCCGGGTTTGTCGGAATCCATGCAGACACAGATGTAATTGCCGCCATCTTTCCAGATGATTCCGCCCTCGCCTTGATATTCGATCCGCCGATTAACCTGGGCTGGAACCCCGTAATACTCTCTTACATATTCGCAAGCCATTTATCTCTTCTCGCTCACTGCCCAAACCAAATATCCGATTCGCGCGCCCGCATCCGCTCCTGATGTTCCTCAACCGCCCAGCGCTTTGGTGCCGTGATCTTGTCCACGCCGTCGGTACGGGCCTGGATTTCAACGTTGCGAATGGTCATCGGGTTGTTGGGCTTTTTCTTGTTCTTGCGTTGGCCTGACATTGGTGGCCTCCTTCTTTAGTCTTCGTCACTTTGCTCTTCGAGCTTCAGGTTTTTGATAAGCAGATCCATAGCGCAGCCTGATTCGTAACTCATGGAATACTCTTCTCTATACGCCTCTAGGGCTGCAATCAGTTCCAGGCGCTCTTTCATGGGTCAGCGGTCCTATTCGAATACGTAATGTTGGTGGACCAGATCCCGAGACTTCGGTACCACCATTGACTGAGGGCCGACTTCTTCAAGCTCTTCCGTTCCCAGAAAGAATTTGAGAAATTTGATCTCTCTTCTCATGTGCTGGAGCTGCTTTCTCTTGAGGAATCGCAGGTGTTCAAGCGCCTTTTCCTCGGTATCGAAGGCAAATCGGCTATTCTCCTTCGCGATGCGCTTCACCCAACCTTTCTGTTTGGCGGTTTGCAGCGAGGTCTGCCCATCTAGTCTCCGCGCCTTCATAAAAGCAAAATTGTACTCGCGCACACAAAAATGAAAGCAGGGCGTTTCATGAATCGATACCCACTTTTCGGTGACGATCTCCAGACCCCATTCGCCGGGAACCAGGCGCTTTCTGTAGAAGTATTTCTTATCCACAGCTCGCCTCCTGCACATCAAGTTCCCTCTGCAAAGAGGGCGGTGCGTACTCGGGATCGGCCAACAGCTTGATGGCATTCAGCCGCTCGTCGTTCTCTTTCTGATTTTCGAGAACCAAACCAATGTAAAGCCCCACGGTACCGCGATCACAGTTGCGGCCGTAGCGAATCATGGTCTCGATGATGTGGTCCACCAATTCTGTGTCCGTCATGACTTGAACTCCCCGTTAATCCGCTTCAGCGCTCTCTCAGCCGCTTCGTTAACCTTCTCCGGATCGTTGCGGAAGCACTGAATTCCGTAGAGGGCGCGTGTGCTTTCTTCCAGCCGCTGCTTCAGCTCGACCACGTCCGCGTGGCTGTAGTCGCCTTCTTCTATGCTTCTGAGGTCGAGCATGGTTTCCTCTCCTAACCGCCTCTGTAGTTGCGGGCGGGTTTCCAAAACTGGTCTTGCCTGAGTAGACAGCCACCACCAACGGTGTACTTGTACTCCATACCGCTGTCTTTCCACTGTTGGTGGCAGCTCCAAGAGTCGTAGGCGTGGGAGGCCGCTTTCACGGTCATGGCGCCAAGGACAACAACCGATACCAGGATCAGCGCGGCCTTGATGACAAAACTCATAAGAAGCTTTTTCCCGGCCTGTATCTTGGAGCTAAACATCACTTGGCAATCTTCGGCATTGGAACGGGAAGGTTCGTGTTGCACTGACCTTCTTCCTGGGAGTAGTTACGCTCGGCGAAATCTCGCTTAAGCAGGCAGCCGATATTCGCTGAGGCGGTAGAGCACTTCAGTGGTTGCTTGCCGCCAGTCTTTGGGTTCACCAGGTCAACCGATGCCCAGCCGTCACCATTGGCGCATTCAGGGCCAATCGTTGAATCACCGCGCCCCATGATGTTCCAGCTGGCGAAACGATTGTTCTTCATGCGGAATGCCCTGGCATTGAACTCCGAGTTCTCGATGGCCAGTGCGCGCTGGGTTTCCTGAGTCTTCCAGGAGACTTCCTTACTGCCGCACGCAATTAGTGCTGTGCTCAGAGCGATGATTGATACAAGTGTTGCTGCTTTCTTCATTGGTCTTTCCTCTGGTCTAAGTAGAGCGCGGTAGGGCGCAAGGGTTACAACGGTTAGCTTTCTTCAGTCTGTGCCTGCTTCTCCGCCTCGATCCGGCGGTATATCTCTTCACGGTGGACCGCGATCTCTTTGGGAGCGTTGACGCCGATGCGCACCTGCTTACCCTGCACACCCATGACGGTTACGGTTACGCTGTCGCCCACCATGAATGTTTCGTTTACACACCTGGTCAAAATAAGCATCTATCCGTCCTTAAAAATTGCGGGGCGAACCCCGCCAACGAGTGATTGTTCTGTAAAAATAGGCGGGCTGTTACACCCGCTAAGGGTCCTTGGGGGGACCTAGGTAAATCAAAGATCGTTCTTATATCTCTACGCGAATCCGAACTCGCGCTCCCACTTTAGAATCTGATTGATTCCCATGCCTTTCCATTGGAAATTGATGTCGTGAGGCGTGCAGCGATACAGTTTGGTCATGATGTACCTTGCTCGGTCAGATCCTTTACGTTTGCCTTGCATCCTGATTCGAAGGTGATAATTACCGGCTGAGGTTCTGTGAGGGTAGACAACCACTCGAAAACCGTTTTCTTCGTACCAGGCCACTTCATAATCCGCTTCTCGGCTGATGAGCTTTCCAGGCTCATCCTTCAGGGCTTCAACCGCGGCTTCAGCCGCGAATCTCAGTTCGTGGTGCTTTGTCGCTAAGATCGAGTCAAGCGACATGGTTCTGATTTCGTCTTGGCGGTTTTTCACGTCGCAGTCCTCTTAAAAAACGTACGTGTCATTCAAAAGGGAATATCGTCATCAAAGGCATCAAACCCAGGCGCTGGTTGCGGCGCCGTCGGTTGTTGTGGCTGTTGAGCTTGAGGCTGTTGCATCTGCTGCTGTGGCATTTGCTGTTGGTGGTGCTGCGCCTGTGGTTGATGCTGCGGCTGTTGTGCCTGTGTATACTGGTGATTGGTCTGCTGGTACTGCGGCTGCTGATAGCCTTGTTGGCCGCCCTGAGCGCCATCATTTCTGCTATCCAGCATCTGCAGCTCACTAGCCACAATCTCAGTCGTGTACCGGTCCTGGCCGCTTTGGTCCTGCCACTTGCGAGTCCGCAGTGACCCTTCGACGTATATTTTGCTGCCTTTTCTGAGATACTCGCCGGCGATTTCGCCCAAGCGATTGAAGAAAACGACGCGATGCCATTCTGTACGCTCCTGCTGCTGTCCCGTTTGTTTATCCTTCCAGGACTCCGACGTGGCCACGGAAATGTTGGTCACGGCGTTGCCGCTGGGCATGTACTTCATTTCAGGGTCCTGGCCAACATTGCCCACCAGGATGACTTTATTAACTCCGCGTGCCACGTCGAATATTCCTTATGCCGCTGCTTCTTGCTTCAGGTCTTGCAGACCCCAGTACACTTCCATACAAGCCTGAGCGTCTGCCATGGCGGTGTGGGCGTTTTCCAGATCCTTGCCGGTGAAGTGCTTGTAGGCTTCCTCCAGTTTCGGATTTTTGTAGCGACCTCGACCTTCTGAAGGTATTTGAAGCACTGGCTTTGATAACAGCATCGTGCAGTCGTGATCGTCTTTCTCGCCCCAACGCTCCAGGAGCGCTTCATCACCGTAGCGTTTCGCCGCAATGCGGATCATGCGCATGTCATAGGTGCGGTTGTGAGCGACACGCTTGCAGCCGTCCCAGAAGCTAATGAACTGGTTCAGTGCCACCGATTCATCAATACCGACCTCAAGCGCGTGCTCGTTGGTGATGCCATGAATTTCGGTCACCTCTTCAGGAATGACCCAGCCGTCAGGCTTGATGATGACATCCATGGTGGAAACGATTTCGCGGGTGTCAGCATCGGCCAGAATGCCGGCCAGTTGAACGATGTGTGGCTGAACGTCTGAGCCGGAGGGTTGCTTCCACTCAGGTAAGCCGGTGCCTTCAGTGTCGTAAAACAGAATTAAGTTGCTCATTGTCTTGTTCCTTATGCGGCGATGTGGATTTGGTGGAATTCAAGGATGCTTGCCAGTTCGGCGCGAGCCTGCGCTGAGACGCCGTGACGCTGGCCCCAGTCGGCAAGATCCTGACGAAGGGTTCGTGCTTCTTGCTTGGTGCTGTCGTTAACCTGGCTCATGCCAGTGGGCTGAACGTGGTGCTTAACTACTGGTGCCAGCTCTTGAGGTTGTGCGTTTTCAGTCTGTACTGGTTCAGGTTGGTGAGCGTGCTCCTCGATGGCCTGAGCTTGTGCGGCTGCCTGCTCCTGCCGTTCCTGTTCCTCACGCTGCTGGCGCTCTTGCTCTTCACGCTGTTGACGATCTTCCTCTTCTTGCTTTTTGCGAGCCTCTTCAGCCTGCATATGCTCAGCCACACGAACCTTCACCAGGTTGACGAAGTTGGTGTGCTCCATGGTTATCATTTTCTGAAGGTCGCTGAACAGGAAGTCATAGCCCTTGGCGTGGTTTTCCAAAGCGGCGAGATTGTCGCGGATACCGACTGCGGCTTTATTCGCTTCCACTTTCGCGCGGGCCAATTCTTCTCCAACGGCTTCACGCATGCTGTCCAGATTGCGCTTGCCCTTTAGCTGCGCCTGGAAATCCACCGCAATCGGAGGAATACAAGCAGACACCAGCTCTTTATTCAGTTCGTTAATGTGAGCATTCAGTTCACTAGCGGCATCGGTGACGATCTTGGTTTTGATCTGTTCCTTACGAGTTTTAACTTGCTTCTCGCCGTGGCTTTGGAGCTTCTGCAGGATGCCGTCGATCTGAACAGCGGCAGCCTCAAAGTCGGAAAAGCTGGAGAACTCGTTCTTGGCATTCGTGACAGTTTCTTTTAGCTTCTGTCGCGCCGCCTTCACCGCTTTGTTAAAGGATTCCTTGTTGACGAAATCCAAATCGGTTTCCAGCTCCTTGGCCATTTCCAATTCAGCACGTTGCTTGATCAGCGGCAGGCAGTCGTTGATGTTGGATACAAGCTTGGAGCCTTTCACATTGAAGGTTACCGATGGCAGCGCCACAACCTCTTCAGCCTCAACCACTTCAACCTTCGCTTGAGGTTCGAAGTCCTTCAGGTCTTGAGCGAACTGCTCCCAGCCGGCAATCAGTGATTCGCGGCGATCCGGATAGGACTCGTACCACATGTGCTCCATGTTCTCGGCGGTGCCGTCAGAGGTCACAAAGATGGCTCGATCCGCGCCAGAGACCAGCAGTTGCTGTTCGAGCTGCCACACGTAGTGCATCTCCAGCACACCGTTGCGAACGTTCTCCGCCAAGACCTGGTTGTAGAGCTTGTGCTCAAAGACAACGTCCTCCAGCATGGTGATGCCATCGAAGCTGGCCAGCAGAGTAGGGTGCGCCTCACTCGTCGCTGTAGTCGGGTACAACTCTTCACCGATCATGTCTTCAATGATGGGGCGGGCGGCATCTTCGGCGGCGTGGCCTTTGTCAAAGATGGCCTGCTGTGCAGGTGTTACCGGTGCGGCCTTGCCCGTTTTCTTTTCCTGAAGCAACTGCTGGCGGCTGGTGTACTTGGAGTCGCCCATCATCGCCGGGGCCTCGGAGGCGGTAAAGTGACTTGCACGAAGCTCTTTCCAAGCATCAGTGCCTTGTTTAACATCATGCGTAATCATGCGGCTTTCTCCTCAGCTTTGAACACTCGCTCAGCCATATCGATTACTGGCTGAATTACATCGATCTCTTTGGAGCATTCCTCAATACGACGCTCCAATATTTCGAGAAGCTCGCTCGGTCTAATGGTCATCTTGGAATCTAGACCGACCGAATTACTACCGCCAAGATCCCAAACTCTGATCCGGTCGCGGATCGGGGAATCAGATCGTTCTGCATTGTTACGTTGAACGATGAATGCCTTGGCAGCCTCAAAATCTTTCTTGGCGGATTTTAATCTGGCCAGAATCTCTAGCTTTTCCTTTACGATGCTCATGCGGCTTCTGCTCCTATGTTCAGGATTTTGTCTTTCTGCGCCTGGGACAGTGGCGCTCTTTGTTCAACGGTGTTAATCACGTCCTGAGCGGTTTTCTTACCTGACGCGATGGCTTGCTCCCACCGATGAAAATTCTTTTCAAAGTCAGCATCGGGATAGTGTTCTGGTTTGACGACTTCCGCCGGTCCCATTTCTTTGGTAACTGCTGGTTGAGGTGACGCCTCTTGTACGTCCTGCATTTCCTCGCCCAGTTGGATGCCTCTCAGACGATCGGCGTAGGCTTTGCGAGCAGCGAAACCAAAGGCGCGCCATTCCAGCATTTTCTTGGGATACGACTTCCAGGTATTGCGCCCCCAGAGACCCGCGTTTTGTGCATCCGCCTGAGAAAACTGACCGATAAAATCAACTTGCTTACCGTTCACTTTTCGAGAGATTACGCAGGTGGCCGTCATCGACTGCTCATCAAGCTGGTCTGTTATGCCGACCAGGTCGGGCGCGGACATGATCAGTGCACGCAAACCGTCGCCCCAAACGGAAGGGCGCCCATTAACGACAGCAATATTTTGCAGACTTTGTACCGGCTTCAATCCCAGCTCAGCGCCCATCTGAACGGCAATCAACACATTGCCAGGTTTGCCCTGATAATCCTTGGGCACCATTTCGCTGTTCGCCATCAGATTGGCCAGTTCCATTGCTTCTTGAAGGTTCGCCGGCGTCAGTGAAAAGCCGCCTGCTTGTTGAGGTAAAGTGTTCATTTCCTGACTCCGTGATTAAATGGCCGTGGCCAATTGTTCGCTGTGATCGACGATGTTTTGTGCATGGTGAACGCGCTGCTCGAAACACATGGTTTCGCGCTTGCGAGCTTCTTCTTTTACCGCCAATCGGATACGCTCGATAACGTCCATTCGGGCGAGTTCGGGCGTCGCGCCGTAACCGGTAATTTCTTCTTCGCCAAAGGTCGCTTTTTCTTCGCAATTCGCTTTAATCATTGCTGTTCCCTCAGTGCTTGTCGGTCAAAGAGAGTGGGGCGGTGCTACCAATCGCGTTCGCAATCGGTGCGATCTGCGTTAACAGCAAGGCGACTTCCACACTGGTCAGGGTCTTCACGATCAAATTGCCTTGCTTGAGAAGAAGGCTGGCGAGTTGCGCTACCGTTCGAGGCTGCGGATTTTGGTCAGTCCATCCCGCCGGCGGCATCAACTTATCCAGCGCGCGGGCAAACGCCTTTTTGGAGTTACTGCAGGTGAAATTGAACTCCTCGGCGATCTGAGGGTGAGTCTTTCCGGCACACCGACGAACGGCAACATCGCGCTCGATCTGCGTGATCTTCGGACTTCTCAATGTGAGGTGTTCAAACGTGGACTCAAACTGGCACTGCTGATCTGCTGCTTGCATGGGTTAGCTCCTTGCTGCGTTACCATGTGAAAAATATTAGCAATGCCGATAATTGGTGTCAACACATTGCAGATAAATATTTTATCGGCACTGCTGCGGCATTTGAGTAGTGAGGATTGAGGGCTTATAACTCAGGGAGAGGAGTACCAACCGCCCAGGGCGAAACTTAGGAGAGAGCATGAAAAGGACGTTAATCAACTGTATTGCTGTCGTACTGGCTGTTCAATCGACAACCAGCTTGTCGGAAGTAATCGTTACAGAAGACTTGGAGATCGAGGGGTTCTTCAACCGATTAATCTATAGCCTGGACGACAAGGAATTCGTAGAGTCGCAGCTAGAAGAAGTTTCCAAGGAGTTGGATTCGCTCTGGTGTGAGAGAGAGCGTGATGTCGAGCTGATTAGAGAGGACAGAAGGGAGGCTCAACAATGGCGCCAGGAGCAACAGAAATATTATAGAGAGAATCCCGAGGCTAGGCCCTCAGCCGCAGAAGCGAAAGCACAGCGCCTCCGTGAAAAGGCAGACCATATTGAGTGGATTGGGCTTCTGAACGAGATAGAGAGGGACAGGGCAGTTAGGAGGGATCAACTGCTTGCCATCAGAATTTTACTCTGGAATCAGCTTGATCGCAGGCTGTTCGACCTCCCACATTATTCGCGCTCAGCTTGCCCGCAGGACTAGTTTGGTAGACTTCTGTTAAAGTTCCTCAGCTAGGCGGACCTTGGCCTTCCCGCAGCAAATTGCGCCCTTGAGGGAGATCGAGTCGGACCCATCTAAAAACTTGAGGGTTTCCTTGCCGGCACGGCTCATGTACACACCAACGTGAGTTTCGCCGTGATCCGGGAGATAGAAAACAGCTATCTTCCCGTGCTCGGGCGGAGAATCTGGATCGATAGCTAGCTGGCTCCCCTGTGCCGCCAGATCTCCAAGAGAATTGTCTTCAATTTCAATGGCATAGGCCTTAGAACCCAAAGAATACCCCTGAGGTTTCGGGATTCTCGCTTTGAACTCCACGAAATGTGGCGCTCCCTCTGGAATCCATTTGCCAACAACATCTAGATCAAGAAGCGGTATCGTAGGTGTGGCTGCAGGCACACTCATAGAAGGGTCTATGTCAGTGACATCCACCATCAGAAGCTCAGCGAATTTGATTTTTGCATCGGTGTTGAGGGGCAAGGTGCCATTGATGTATTGCCCAAATGTGCCCTGGGATTTCCAGCCCATTTTGGCCGCTCCAGTCTCCTGAGTTAGCCCCAGCTCTTTTTTCTTAGAGAGCCAGATCCGCTTCAGGTTGTCGGCGATTTCCTTTTCTTCTTTTGTCAGGTCACGTCTTTTCATCCGGCAATTATAAGCAACGCTCATATTTCTCTACATTCTCAAAGCTGTTGACATAAATATTAGCATTGCAGATAATCCGCGAAACAGGAGTGCCCATGAAACCAATCGACAAAGCAATTGAAATTGCGGGTGGGCAGACGGCTCTTGCTGACAAGCTTGGCGTAACACAGGGCTTTATCAGCCAGCTCAAAACCGGAGCTCGTCCGATTCCAGCCACCTTGTGTTCCGACATCGAGGAGGCGGTTGGAAGGGAAGTTACCCGCGAAGACCTGCGACCTGATGTGTTTAAGCCATCTGACGCCGCATAGCCCACAACCCGAATTCTCTCAGAGATTCGGGTTTTTTAAAAACCTCGGACGACCATGTCTGGATGTACAGCTTCACAGGGGGAAGGGATGTTGAAGAAGCTTGGCAAACCTATTTCCAATCTAAAAGCGTTTTTGAAGCCGGTGTTGAGCGGAAGTTTTCTCACTAAATCGGTTTAGGAATTTAACACTTGCACGCCCGACTTTGGGCACACGGATCGAGGGAACTTGAGTGCAGTTTATCGTCAGCATTAACCAGGTGAAAGCTTTGGAGTGGGGGCTCAATGCGCAGCAAGCCATTCTATTCGCTTGGTTGTATGGCGTCCCAGCCTGGGCAGATTGCGAAAAGATCGATGGGGCTGCGTTTTTCAACGTGGCCAAGTCAAAAATTATCTACGATCTCCCAATTCTGACCGACAAGCCTGACACAGCGTACCGCCTACTCAAGCAGCTTCAAGGCTTCGGATTAATCAAAATCACTTCGAAAAATAATAAAACCTATTTCAGGATGCTGGACAAGGCCAAAGGCTGGAATTTCGAGGAGAAAGGGTCGGAAAAAAATCCGACCCTAGAGGCTAAAGGTCGGAAAAATATCCGATCTAAGGTCGGAAAAAAATCCGAGCCAGGGTCGGAAAAATCTCCGACGAATCCTAATACTAATAATCCTGATATTAATGATCCTAATTCTAAAGGTTCATCTGGCGATGAACCCACCTCAAAGAAATTTCGTTTCACCGATGACGACCTGGTCGCCGCCCAATACATCTGGAAACTGGTTCACCGTCTCAACGACGAACACAAAGAGCCCAATCTGGAAAGCTGGGCCAACACTGTTCGCCTGATGCGCGAGCGGGATAAACGCACTCACCGCCAGATTTGCGAAGTCTTCGCCTGGGCCAACCGTGACCACTTCTGGCAAACCAATGTCCTCAGCCCCTCGAAACTGCGTGAAAAATTCGACGCCCTGTCGACCAAGATGAAGCAAGGAGCCGCCCATGCAACACATCAACAACCTCGTAAGCAATCCGCTGTCGACGAAAACAGCGCAGCCGCAGACGAATTCATCGCCAGGCTCGAAGGACAGAACCGAGTTCCTGAAGACCATGGCGGAGATGTGGAAGCTGTTGGGGGGAGCGCTGGGGGCGAGCTTCTTGACGCAGTACGGGAAGGTGGGGGAGGAGACGTTCAACACCTGGTGCCAGCTGCTTAGCGATTTGACCTGCGACGAGCTGAAGGCTGGTTTTCGCGGGTACGTGCAAAGCGGTACAGAGTACGCACCGAATGTGATGGTGATTCGCAAGCACGCCAACGCGGCCAAGTCGGATCAGTTTCCACCAGCAAAACTGGCCTACGTCGAAGCGTGCCAGAAAGCGGTCCAGCCTCATCACCAGGACTGGAGCCATCGGGTTGTTTATCTGGCCGGTCGGGAAACGGGTTGGTTCAACCTTCGAACTCAACCTGAGAAGGAAATCTACTCGCTGTATGCCCGCAACTACGAAGTACTTTGCCGCCGCATTACCAACGGTGAAGACGTTGAGGTTGTGATCCCCCAGGGATTGCCGGAGAAAGTGGAGCGTCCGCTGAGCAAAGCGGAAAACAGTCGCAGGATGAAAAACCTAATCGACGAAATGGGCCTTTGAGGACAGCACTATGCCAGTTCGAGCCACCAGCAAAGCAGCACTACGCAGTATCCGAGAGTCGGGAAAGCAGAGCACGAAGAAGGGCCAAATGTACCTGTTTATCGTTCATAACCCTGGCTGTAGTCGTAACGACATTGAGCGTCATGGCTTTCGTCAGTCTTCCGTGGCTGGTCGTGTCAATGAGCTGATCAGCGAAGGCTTCGTAATCGAAGACGGTTGCAAGCGCGACCCCATTACCCGTGAGTCTGTGAATTGCTTGTACCCGGCTCCAGAGAAGGGGATGGCGGCATGAACAGCGCAGACTATCACCGCCTCCAACGTGTGGAGGGATTATGCCCCGAAGAAATACGCTGCGTCGATCGCTTCGAGTCTCACAGTGCGTTTTGCCATCGCATTGAAATCGAGAGAGCGGACGTACTGGCCAGAGCTCGGGTTCTGGACAGCCAGAAGAGGACGAAGGCATGAAATTCAAATGCCCCCGAGCAAAACGAAAGATGGCGGTGGGTCCGGCAAATTTCCTTGACGATGTGCTGGCGCTACCCGAGAGCGAGCAAAAAGCATTTGTGGATACAAATGTCCCTGACTCCATGGTTTCGACACTTCGGGTCCATGTCCGTATGCACAAACTCAAGCTGGCAAGACAGCAACAGAGGTTTCGGGCATGAGCGGCGACACGATCAACAGCGATACCAGCCTGCAGGTATTTATCAACAAGGTCAAAGGGCTCTATCAGAAGCACAAGTACATTACGTACAAGGAGCCTGCAATTGGACCTGACCGCAGCCTGGATCAAAATTCGCTGTTTCACGTCTGGCTGACCGAGTACGCAGCGCACTTGCTTTGCAAAGATAAGCGGGAGGTTACCCCGGGAGAAGTCGCCGGCATGAAGCGAGCCACCAAAGGGCGCTACTACGCCTACAGCGGCGCCGATTTCATGGTTCACGTTGTTACCGATCCGAAGACCGGTCGTCAGAAGAAAGATTACACCAGTTCTAAAAACTGGAAGCGCGGACAAATGTACGCCGTTCTGGAATGGCTGCAGATGGAAGGCGCTAATGATGGCGTCCTTCTGGAAGCGAAGGGCGAGTACGCGAAACTGAAGCGGCAGCAGGCCGCATAGGAGGGGATGTGTACCACGACGATAGACAGAGGGCTGGTTTGGCCTCTTCGGGTATGGGACTGCTGGGCTCGCACGCGCTGACGATTGCCCAACAGGATTCGGCGATTTACCAAGCTAGATTGCAGCAACAGGAATTTAGGAGAGAGCACCTCATGCAAGGAGCATCTGAACCGCAAAAAACAAATGAAGACGAACTGCTTTTGCTGATGGAGGAGGAACTGACATGAAATTACCAAGCTACCACGAAGTGCTGACCATGGGGAAAGAGGCTGTCGAAAAAGCGTTGATTCCCGTGCGAGTAAAGAAGGCCAAGCAGCAGGCCAAACTGGAGATGTGCAAACTCGATGAGGACATCGCCGTTAAAGAGGCGAGGCTGAAAGAGATCTGCTGTCATCAGGAACTGAATTTTCCATCGATCATTGAGCTGCAGAATGAAATAGGTTTGCTCAAGCGCAAGAAAAAACAGTATCAGGAAATTCTGAATCAGATGTTCCCTTCGGATAATCAGACCGAAAGCGAAGATTAAGGAGAACTTCTCGATGTCTGAAGACACCTTAGACGGCGTGATGCGGCGAATAGAGGGGGCGGACCCGAGCAGTCCGGTGGCGGTGTTTACCGTTCGCAGTGAGCTGAAGTTAAACGTGGTGCCGGCGAACACGTATGTCACGCAGCAGCTGATTGAGCGTGACGACCCGACTCTGGTGGGGGTGTTTGACGGTTCCATGCCGCAGGAGCCGATTCGCGTGCAGCTTCACCGGTCACTGCTTCAGTTTCGGCGAAAGACCCATTGAGGAGAGAGGCATGTTTTTCAAAGACGCATTGATTTACCGATTTACGGAAGAGATACCGACGATTACTGAAAAGGCGCTGCAGGACAACGAGTTTACGCCCTGTGGCCGCCAAGACCGGAGCAAGTACGGGTGGGTATCGCCTGCGGACGATCTGTTTGATGAATTGATCGTGGAAGAGGGCAGCCTGACCATCATCTGCGCCAGGCGTGAAGAGAAGATTCTCCCAGTCACGGTGATTAACGAGAAGGTCAGAGAGAAGGTCCGCTATATCGAAAAGAGTGAGGACCGCCGCGTTCACCGCAAGGAGCGGGAGACGCTGAAGGAAGAAATCATCTTCGATCTGCTGCCCCAGGCGTTCACCAAGTCAACCTTGACCCACGCTTACATCGATCACAAGCAACAGATACTGGTGATCAACACCGGCACTTACAGTAAGGCCGAAGAACTGATGAAGCTGCTGCGCGACAGTGTCGGATCATTGCCGGTCGTCCCCGTCCAAGTCAGCGAATCCCCAGCGATTACCATGACCAACTGGCTCAGGGGTGAACCCTTGCCCGAAGGCTTCGAACTGCTCAAAGCCTGCAACCTGGCCGAAATGCGTGAAGGCGGCTCCAAGGCACGACTGAAAGATCAGGAATTGCTGGCAGATGAAATCGAGCCACACCTCAACGCCGGCAAGCAAGTGGAAATGCTGGAGCTGGAATACGACGAGCGGGTCAAGCTCAAGCTTCACGACGATCTGGCCATGAAGCAGTTGAAGTTCTCCGAGGACCTGATCAGCGAATCCGCCGACCGTTGCGACGGGGACAAGATTGCCCAGTTCAGGACCAACTTTGTACTGATGTCCGCGGCGATGCGGGATCTGTACAGCGATGTGCTGGGCGCGTTTGGTGGTAACCGGCCTGATCCGATGGAGGGCTTGTGATATGGGACATCCAACCATACCCATTGTTCGCATTGAACTGGATGGCTTCAAACAGTCGTTGCTCCATGCCTTTTCCGAGCATCAGCTGAGGATAGACGAGTATGTCCAGGCAGCAGTTGACGAGGCATGTAAGCCAGAGCGCCTGGAGGCCCTGATTAACAAGGAGGCTCAGGACTCAATCGACAGCGCGATCAAGGAAGAGCTCAACAGATTCTATCGCTATGGAGAGGGGCGCGAAGCGATCAAAAAGGCTGTGGCTGAGACTTTGGAGCAGCGAGGATGATTATGGACGGGCACGCGATAGCCTTAAACGCGGGTTTAACTGGAGCCCTCATTGTCACCCTGATGATCTACTTCAGCAATATGGTTGAAAAGCATTTTGGCAGCGTGGTTTACCACTACTACTCCATGCTGGGAGGGGCCGTAATCATGGCTACCTTGTTTAGTTTGGTCATCTTTGTAATCAGCTGGATCTGGTCGTAATGCAACGCAAAGCCACCAAACAGAGCAGGGCGGCCAACGCGGCCGAAAGGGCCTTTATCCGGACGGTCAAAGAGCTGCCCTGTGCGGCGTGCGGCTGCCCCGGGCCATGTATATACGACCATATCTGGGGATCGGCCAAGAAACTGTATTGGGGATTGGAGCGGGTACACGTCGGGCACTACGCGGGGATACCGCTTTGCCCTCAGTGCGACGAATTAAAAACGTGGGGGTCGAGGCGCAAGCTGGAGAGCATATGCGGGTTCAAGCAAGAAGAGTTGTGGATAAGGATGGTGGAGCGTCACAGTCTGCCGGTGCCGGAAAACGTCGTGGAGGCTATCAAAGAGTCATTGGCGTCGATCCCGACAGTTGCAAGCATGGCGTAGCGGTATACGACAGCGGCAAGCTTGCATCACTACATATGCTGGATCTGTTCGGACTGGTAGAGCTGGTGAAGGAAGGCGAGTGCTTGGTATCGATTGAGAACGTGCTGGCGAACAAGTTTGTCTACAGCCGCAACGACAAGGGTAACCGATCGGTGTTGGCCAAGATCTCCAATGACATCGGAAGGAATCAACAGGCACAGGAGGAATTTTGCCGACTGTTGGCCCACTTGAAAGTGCCGTATGTACTCCATCGACCTCAAAGCGGCAACTGGAGTGAGAGAAAGGCCCTCTTCGAGAAGGTCACCGGCTGGACCAAGCGAAGCAACAAAGACACCCGTTCAGCGGCCTATTTCGGCTGGCTGGCGCTGCAGGGGATGAATTGATGAGCAAAACAGTGCAATTGACCAAAGACAAATACGGCTACATCACTCCAAAGAACGACGAAGATCTTCCTCTGTTCAAACACTGCTCCGAGGGAATGTACGCCGTTACCGAGGAATACTACCTGAAAGTTACCGAGCCGATGATGAAGATTCACGGCATCACCCGATGGGAACACGACTGGATATAGCGCCATGAAAAAAGCCCGAATCTGCGAATGCGGCACCATTACGATGAAACCCAAGTGCTCGAAGTGCCAGGCAACCACTAAGCCAGAGAAGAAGGAAAAGGCGAAATGACCATGAATCGGTACGGAAAGTTTGTAATCAGAAATAGGTTATTACGAGACCCCGCTGGTAGCGGAAAGATCATGCAGCTCATGGGGAGGATGATCGTTGTTAGAGCCGAACAGATGTGGCAAAGAGATGGGATTGAATACACCGCCATTTCCGAACATTTCGACCCAATTGAAGAGGCCGCCGCGGTGCCAAATTACGTATTCGAGTTCACCGAGGAAGGTATTAAGTGTACCAGGCAGCCTCACTGATCTACCCGAACATCGACTGTGAACCACGTTGGAGGAAGCATAGATGGCTGAAGACCGCAATTGGCGAGACGATACGGTCAACCTGCTCGATCAGTGGTCCCGATGGCTTGGCGGCAGATTGGACACGGAGTTTAACAGCGGCGATGCGTTGCAGAGGTTGAGAGGCAGTGCGGTACCGTGCCCCATCATTACTGACCACGACGCCCTGATCGTCGACGGTGTGCTAGCGCAGCTGAAATTCCAAGACCGGGAGATGTACGACATTGTGACCACGTATCACCGCGAGTGCAGCAACATCACCAAACTGGCTCGACGACTGGGGCAGCCGCGGCAACGGGTCAACGTGCTGTACGAATCGGGCATAGCCTGGGTCGGCGCCAAGATTGATTTCTCGTCGCTGGAGAGTCTGGAATTACTGACGCTGCTCACTGCTTAAAAATTAACCAGCAGAAATTTGTTGCCCGAGGTTGCAACCTGTTTTAACCTTTTTCGTGTACGGTGCCGAAAGCACCCGATAAGCTACGCACAGCACCAAAAGCCCTGGCCTAAACCGCCGGGGCTTTTTCGTTTCTGGCCAACAATAATTACGTGGAACTCTCCTCCATAGCCCGCCTCGTGCGGGCATTTTTTGTTAAGGGACAAGCAAATTGGAAAAGCAACACGCCGTCGAGCAAGCGATCATTTCAGGATCTGGAACTTTCGCCAAGGGCTCCGGTGTCACCGCCATTGCGTCGAGTCTTTCCCAAAAAATTGCCAATGACCCCGACTGGTTGAGCATGTCAGACCTGGGGATCATCGTTGGTATGGCCGGTGTAGTCATTGGATTGCTGGTGAATTTGTTGTTCCAGATCATCAGAAACAAGCGAGAGAGTCGGTACCAGAAACGAGAGGACGAGCGAGCGCAGGAGCTTCACAACGCGAAAATGCGAGCCATACGAAGGCAAGTCAATGGGCGATCTGACCCAAAATTTTAGCCGCTCAGAGTTCGAGTGCCCCTGTGGTTGCGGCCTCGATACCGTCGACGCCGAACTGCTGAGAGCCATGCAGGACGCGGTGTTTTACTTTGCCATGCCAACGCACGTCACCCGCGTCTACTGCTGGATCACCAGCGGATGCCGGTGCAAACGCCATAACCGAAAGGTAGGCGGCGAAGACGAATCGCTACACCTGATTGGCAGGGCTGCTGATCACGTGATGGAGCAACGGCTCTTCAATGGCCAACGCATCATTGTCGACACCGATGTTCTGGCTGATTACTACGACCGAATTTTTCCGAACCGTTATGGGATAGGTAAATACCCAGACGGTCGGGTTCATTTTGACACAAGAACCGGCGACCACGAGCGCTGGGACGAACGCAAACCGGAGGAGTTATGAACGAACTGCAGCACTACCAGTGCCACAAGAAAGTACACGCGCAGCCAATGACCAAGGGCGAGTACAACCAGACCCGCGACCGTAAGGTGCCGGGTGACCCCAGTGAAGAGGGCTATCTGGTCGTCTACAGCAAGGACACACCTGATCACTACGAAAGCTGGAGTCCGAAAAAGCAGTTTGACGAAGGGTATTCCCTGATTGGAGGTCTGTCCGATGATTCCATTGAAGCTGAAATTCAGGCGAAGGGCCTTACTGCGCCAAGAGTCACGCCTGATCAGATAGACAATCTGCTCAACGGCTGTGACGTGATTTGCCAGGTTGTGCCGGGCACCACTACCACGGTTGCCACTGTGGTCGATGCCAACGGCTTCACGATCTGTTCTGAAATTTCGGCCTGCGCTTCTCCGGAGAACTTCGACAAGGAGCTGGGCGAGAAAATCGCTACCGATCGAGCGCTGAAGGTTGCTCGTGATGAGCTTTGGCGTCTAGAGGGTTATCTCCTGAAGCGTAAGCTGGCCGAAGGCGGTGCTCAGTGAAAATGACAATCACTGCCATTGCCCTGTGCCTGACACTGCAAGGCTGCCAGCTGCTGAGCGCCTGCGCCGCTAATCCCGCAGGTTGCGCCGATGTGGTCACCACCACGGTATCCACCGGTAAAACCATTCACGACGCAGCCAAGGCGCCGGAAGAAGAAACCGAGCAGTGAAAACCCAGCCGACGCACCATGAACTGGCTCAGCTCAGCGACCTGAGTTACCAGCGCAAAACGTTCGCGGTGCGTGAGGTTGAGGTGCTGATTGAGCGCTTTGAGCGTTACCAGGTGGTGGCGTTTCGAGGCACAGAGTTTTCCAGAATGTGGGAGAAGGGCGGCTTCTGGGATGTGTTGCGCGATTTGCGCGTACTGCCGGCCAGTTATCTGGACCTGAGAGGCCACGCTGGCTTTCTCCGTGGTGTAAAGGCTGTCGAATGGATGCTGCTTGGCTCGCTGGACAAGAACAAACCGGTTTACGTGACCGGCCACTCTTTGGGCGGCGGCCTGGCCATTCCTGCCGCGCGACTGCTCGATAAGAACGGGTTCGACGTCGCCGAGCTGGTGACCTTTGGCACGCCTCGCTGTATCAGCCAGGGCCATGACTATTTCCGTCACATCAAAGTAACCGAGTACGAATACGGCAACGACATTGTTCCAACCCTGCAATTCTGGTCCACACGCAAGCACATAAACCGAACACCATTGGGCAAGCGCCGCAGCAAGAACTGGTTTTGGATGCGGACCTGGGGCGATCACGATTTGACGCTGTATATCGGGTCGCTTCAGGCGTAAGGGTAAAGACTGAATGCAGGTACAGGAGATCAAACGCAGGCCGCAGCGCACCGGACAGGTTCGCACGGAGCAGCGCTTTACGCTGGACGACGGTCGCGTGTTTGTTCGTCAGGTCAACGCCGCCAGTGACAGTGAACTTGCCACCAACATTGCCGCCGCTCAAGCCAAGCTCTTAACCCGCGTCGCTCAGCAGGACGCGATCGAGGCGGTGGCGCAGGGCGTGTCCACGGCCTACCTAACCGCAACCCTGTCCCAGGTGCAATTCGCGTGGCTGCAAAAAGGGTTCAACGAAACCGATCCCGTAACGGCGTACGACATCCTCAAAGAGGTTGCGCCCGCGGTGCTCAGCCTGGGCTATACCGCCGCGCAATACGCTGCGGCCTTTGGCTCCACCGAAGAGGAGGCGCAGCGCTTACTGGATCGCTGGGCGTATCTAAGCAGCGACCCCGACACAATCGAAGCCGCCAGGGCTCTCAAGAGCGGTGATCTCTGATGTCGTATTTCTACGTTAAGAGCGGCTTTGGCACCCGGACGACGGGCGGCGGGACCACAAAACAATCCGGTAGCTTTGCCTCACTTGGTGCGGCCAATGTGTATGCCACCTACGCCGACGCGGTAGCCGATGGTGCCGGGTCCGGGGATATTGTGTGTTTTTCACATCTGCACTACGAGACGAATGCGGGGTTTACGTTAAACGGTCCGCAATCGGGCGATGGCCTGCAATTGCAGTGTGTGGATGACACGGCGTGTGAAACGCCTTATGTGTCCACGGCTGCCAATTTCAATAACAGCGGTGGTGGCAGCGCGTTAGCGTACGACGGTATTTTCTACCTCTACGGTGTCTGGTCAAAATCCAATAACGACATCAGTGTAGCGGCTCTCAATACGTTCAGCATCAGCGAAGACTGTACCTTTCAGGCCACAGGTGCGAGCGATGTGTGTATGAACATCAGTGCTGACGGGGCGTATCACTTAGCCCTAAACCCCACGTTTGTTGCGGACGTGACAACCGTTGGCTTAATACAGCTTTCCCAGGGGTCCGTGATTGAGGTCTGCGGGGGCAGTGTCGACCCTACCGTTAAACCGACGAGCGTGATTCGTGGTGCGGGCGCGCGAGGGTTCACGGCCAGGTTAAACGGCGTCGATTTCACCAATGTGACCGATTACATATTGGAAAACATTGGCGGAACGATAGGGTCTGATGACAACATCAATGTCACGATGCAAGGGTGTAAGGTCGCGGCGGGTTTGACCGCGTTTGTTGAGGAAGAATTCACCAATTACACCCACCGATTCCAAGCGTATAACTGTTCGTCCGACAGTGCGGCCGCTGAGTATCAATTCCACATCGAGGGTTATGGCGGCTACGTCGACGATCAGGACGACGCGGGCATTCACCGCGATGAATCCATAGCCTTCCCCGGCGGCGAGAAAGTGTCCGCCCACTGCGTCACCAATACAAAGGCTACGATTTGCACGCCGTTCTGGTTTGATCTGCCCGCTCCGGCGGTAGATCTCAGTCAGGCGGCCAGCGACACCTTGCGCATTTACCTGGCCAGTACGGCCAGTCTCACCGATCTGGATGTGTGGGTCGAGGTGATGTACCCCGACGGCACCAACAAGCAGACCTGGAACCGCGTCACCACGCGCAACAGCGACCGGCTCGCCGCTTCGGGAACCGCACTGACCACCGATTCGGGTTCAACGTGGAAGAACGGCGCTTCCGATCTCACCGGTTACAACGAGTATTACATCGACGTCGACACCAGTGGTGACGCAGGCGCGGACTGTGTGCCCATCATTCGTGTTTTCGTTGCCAAGGCTTCCACCACCATCTATTTCGACGTAAAGGTAGACGCGGTATAACCCATGACCCTGCGCATTGTTAACGGTCGCATCGTTGATTTTGGTTCGGCGAGCGGCGAGCTGCGCATTATCAATGGGCGTATCGTTGAGTTTCCGTCTGGGGCCGGCGGGGGAGGGTTAAGCATATCGCCAACAGCAATAGCCAGCCTGGAACAGTTTGGTTCCATGGAGCTTACAACGGGCCTGGTCCAAATAACCCCAACAGCAATTGCCAGCATAGAGGCGTTTGGTTCGTCACAGATCACCAGCGCAGAGATTCTCCTTCCAGGCTCAATTGCCAGTGGAGAGGCTTTCGGCGGAGTGACTATTCAGGCGGGCGCGGTTGCTATTCAGCCATCGGCTATTGTCAGCGCTGAAGCATTCGGTGTAGCTGAGGTCGGATCCGGAGTATCGATCTATCCCGCTGGCGTGGTAACCGCTGAAGCGTTCGGCGGGGCGTCACTAACACCTGGGGTGGTGTACATCATCCCAGGCAGTATCACCAGCAAAGAACAATTCGGTATCGCTCAGGTGGGCGACATCATCATAACCGGCAACCTCGGGGTAATCCGCAAGGTCGTACAAACAGTGAATCGGCCGGTAAATCAAGTACTTACAGACTGAGGTCACTATGGCAAATGCACTGTACGACTATGGCAGAGAGAGCTTTCTCGGCGGCCTTATCGACTGGGACACGGACGATACTCGAATCATTCTGATTGATGAGGCCGATGACACCATTGACCTGGCCAACGACCAGGACTTAGCAGACCGAGCGGCGGCATCGAGGGTGGCAACCTCCGGCGCCATGGGCACCAAAACCATTGCCGCGGGTGTTGCTGATGCCGCTGACGTGACGCTGAGCTCAGTCACTGGTGACGAGTCCGAATCAATCGATATTTACAAGCACACCGGTACAGAGGCAACGAGCACACTAATTGCCAACATCGACACGGCAACCGGTCTGCCAGTAACGCCCAACGGTGGTGACATCACCATCCAGTGGGACAGTGGCGTCAACAAGATCTTCAAGCTGTGAAAGAAACCATTCGACTGCTTCGCCACAACGATCAGATTGTGTTCTTGGTGAACGGTCAGTTAACCACCAGCTTTGGCCCGGAAGTGGCCAAAGTGGTGGCCAGGGAGCTTGTTTCCCTCGCACGTCAGATTGAGAACGATGCCAACCCAGAAAGGCAGATCATGGATCAAGCCATTCTCATGAGGGCGGGCATCAATATCGGCCTGAACTCAAACCCCAAGTTACTGAGTGAAGCCCACAAGGAAGCCCAGTGGAATCGGGACCTGCGCCTGGCAATGAAAGGCGCTCCGGGCATACCCAGTAACGAGGTGGTCGGTACACCAACCGTTATTCGAGGCAAACGCCATGAGTCTTAAAGAATTCTTCTTCGGGAAAGAGTCTGAACCGGATCCGGTAACGCTCACCGAAGAGTACAAGCAAGCCCAGCGCCAGCAGCACTACGGTGCGCTGATTGCCAAAAATCAGGAGCTGTCCGCCCAGCGTGAAGCCCTGAGATCTGAGCAGAAGGCCGTTGTAGTAGAGCGTGAGGCCATGGAAAAAGAGTTTCCCGAGCTGCCACGTCTCTATCAGCTGGCCCAGCAGGCGAAGGGAGAGGGTTAATGGCTGCTCCCAAGGGGAACAGGTTCTGGGAGGCAAGGGCCACCCACGGGCGGAGGAAGAAATACCTCAAGCCTGAAGACCTGTGGAAGCAGTGCTGTGAGTACTTCGTGTGGATTGAGGATAACCCTCTGGAAGCCGCTGAGCTGGTCAAATATCAGGGTGAAGCCACGGTTAAGCGAGTCCCCAAAATGCGGGCTATGACCATTGGCGGACTGCTGATTTTCATCGATTGTGCCAGAAGAACTTGGGATAACTACAAGGCCAACGAAGATTTTGTAGAAGTCATTACGCGAGTAGAAGAGATTATCTACGAGCAGAAGTTCGCTGGCGCCGCCGCCGAGCTGTTGAATCCCAACATCATCGCCCGTGATCTGGGGCTTTCAGACAAGCGTGAACAGGAGCTGTCTGGCCCTGGCGGCGGAGCGATTCCGGTTGCTACCACCACATTGACCGCAGAGATGGACCCCGTTGAAGCCTCACGAATTTATAAAGAGCTTCTGACCAACGGCTAACCCATGGATTACGTCAGTCCCAACTACAGTGAGATCTTCGCTGGTAGGGCTGACCTGTTGCAGAAGCTCAGGGAGGACAGTGACCTGCTGAAGGCGGTCAAGGTCCATTACGCCAACAATCCCGCTGATTTCATCTGCGACTGGGGTATGACGTATGACCCGCGAAAGATGATTGACGGCGGGCTGGCGAATATCCCATTCATTCTGTGGGGCAGGCAGCGGGACTACATTGAATGGCTCGATGGCCGGTTCAACAAAGGAGAGAGGGGCCTCGTTGAGAAGTCCCGTGATTGCGGTGTTACCTGGCTGTCCGTCGGGTATGCGGTTACGAAGTGGCTGTTTGTCGATGGATTTGCGGCTGGCTTCGGGTCTCGGAAAGAGCAGCTGGTTGACAAGCTGGGTGATCCGGATTCGATTTTCGAGAAGATTCGCCACTTTGTGGGCAACCTCCCGGACATCTTCTTGCCCGTGGGGTTCTCGAAGAAGGAGCACGCCACCTACATGCGGCTTCTGAACCCTGCAAACGGATCGTCAATCACTGGCGAAGCAGGGGACAACATCGGTCGAGGCGGGCGCAAATCGGTCTATTTCGTCGATGAGGCGGCGTTCATTGAGCATCAGGAGATGGTCGACGCCGCTTTATCGCAGACGACCAACTGCCAGATCGACATTTCGACCTTCAATGGCAACGGCAATCCATTCTACGTCAAACAGCAGCGCTTTGCCGGCACAGAGCGGCACTTTGTCTTTGACTGGCGCGACGACCCCAGAAAGGACGAGGAGTGGTACCAGAAGCAGAAGGAAGAACAGTCTGAGGAAACGGTTGCTCAGGAGATCGACCGAGACCCGAACGCCTCAAATACCGATGCGTTCATTCCTGCCAAATGGGTGGCCGCTGCGATCGATGCGCACATTAAGCTTGGGTTCGAACCCTCCGGAGTGCGCACCACCGGCTTTGACCCAGCTGACACAGGGGATAACAAGGGCGTTACCAACCGCCACGGCTCAGTAATCACTGACGCCGAGGAGCTGACCAAGGGTGACATTACCACCGCCATTCCCTGGGCTTTCTCGCACGCTGACCAGTGCAAGTCTGATCTGCTGATCTTCGACGGCGATGGCATGGGAACGCCAGCCATGAAAATGGCACTGCATGGCATGGCAGCTGAGCGCTTCAAGATCCTTCCGTACTACGGCGGGGGTGAGGTTCGCGACAAGGATAAAAGGATTACGCCCGGTGACAGGGAATCACGCACCAATGGCGATACCTATCTCAACTTTCGGTCGCAGTCGGCTACCTGGCTGCGCGACCGGTTTAAGGCGACCTACGACGCCATACAGCGCTATGAGAAAGGTCAGCTGGTCAATGCCAACCCTGACGACTTGATCAGCATTTCGTCGAAGTGCAAACACCTCACTCAGCTGCAGGCTGAACTCTCCAGACCAAAACGGATATGGACCAAGAACGGGAAGATCCAGGTGGAGAGCAAGAAAGAGATGAAGTCTCGCGGCGTGTCGTCGCCAGGACTATTCGATTCAACCGTCATTGCGTTCTCTGAGAACACAGCGGCGAAGAAGAAACGCAAGATTCGCTACAAAATCCACCGCCCTCGTGACAGGGCAATGGGGTACTAACCATGGGTAAACGAACAGCAAACCTGACGTCCAATCAGACGGTTAACTTCGGGAAGATGATTGATCCGATCATATCCGTCGCAGGCGCAACCTGGGGCGGCGGTAACCTTGTCGTCAAGTTTGACGGTGTGCAGGTTGCGGCCGCTCAGACTGCCGATTTCTACGAAACGTTCCTGTCAGAAGGCAGGCCAGTGAAGGTGACCGTTGAACTTGCCAGTGCAACAAGTCCCGACATCACCGTTAACGCCTTATTCGCTGAATCCTACGGGCGTGCTCGCAGCGCATGAATATCCGCGATCTGAAGAAGCTGCCTCCGGAGGAATTCGAGGCGTTGCAGGCATCTCTGTCTGATGACGACCTCGAAGCCTTGCATACCGCCATGGATAAGCACGAGGCAATGCTCGGTGAAAAGCTGCAGAAGCTGAGCCGCGTCATTGCAGAAAAACGCTCAGAAGCGATTGAATACCGCGTCAGTAGCGGTATCGAAAAGCAATGGGATGAAGACGAGGAGCACTACGAAGGCGTTGATGACGCCAATCGCAGTGAGATTGAAGGCAATGCGGACGTTGAGCATGGCGGTGGTGAACTCGGTGAACCGACTGGCTCAACGATCTTCATCAACATCACCAAGCAATACTGTGACGCGGCTGGCGCCAGCATGGCCGATATGCTCATGCCGACCGACGGTGGCGCCTTCCACGTTGACAGCACACCGGTACCAGAACTGCTGCCGTTTGCCGAAGGTAATCTACCAACCGCTATTCGTCAGCAGATCCAAGCGGAGTTCCCAGGTAACGAACAGGGCGCCGCGCAGAGAGAGGCGGAGATTGTCGGCCAGGCGCAAAGCATCCTGCAGAACGCAAAGGACAAGGCCGCAAAAGCCCAGCAGCGTATCGAAGACTGGCTGGTAGAGTGCCAGTACCACGCGCACATGCGCAAAGTCATCGAGGACGCAGCCAGGGTTGGCACCGGTGTACTCAAAGGGCCTGTGCCTCAGAAGCGCCGCCAAGTTGCCTATCGTGAAGGCCAGCTGGTCATCAACGAAGAGGTTAAGCCGGGTTCCCAGTGGATCAGCTATCGCAATCTGTACCCGGCGAAGGGCTGTGGTGAGAACATTCACGACGGGCCCTACATCTTTGAGCGCGACGAGATCAGCCCCAAGAAGCTGCGCGAACTGATCGAGCTGGATGGCTACCTTGAGAAGGAGATTCTCAGCGTATTGGATGAAGGGCCAACGGAAGCGACTGTTAAGTTCAAAGAAGTGGACGACATGCAGCGCGATTCCTCTGGTCAGTTTGAAGTCTGGTATTTCCACGGTGAATTTGAGAGGGACGACATTGAATCTGTCTTCGAGTCCGCCAACTATGAACACGGCGAAGAACATCTCCCGGAAGTCGTTCAAGCCAACGTCGTCATGGTCAATAACCGCATCATCAAGGCGGTGCTGAACCCACTCGACACCGGTGACTTTCCTTATGACGTCATGGTCTGGCAGCGCCGCAAAGGACTGCCTTGGGGTATCGGCGTTTCCCGACAGATCCGCACGCCCCAGCGAATGATCAATGGTGCTGGCCGCAATCTGATGGACAACGCGGGCCTGGGTGCTGGGCCTATGTGGGCGTTTAATTCTGACATCATCCGCCCGATCGATGGTGTTGCGACCATTGAGCCTCGCAAGGGCTGGGAGTTGGCAGAGGACGCGGAAGACGAGGACATTACAAAAGCCTTCACCTATTACAAGTTGGATCTGATGGTGAACGAGCTGCAGGCGATCATCTATCTGGCGCTGAAGTTGGCTGAAGACGTCACTGGATTGCCCATGATCATGCAGGGCCAGATGGGCCAGCAGAAGATGGACACGCTCGGTCAGACGCAAATCCTCAACAACAACGCCAACATTGTCCGTCGCCGGATTGCTCGACTGTTTGATGACCTGATCACCGAGCCGCACATGCGCCGGTACTACGCTTACTTGCTACAGTACGGTGACGACGAAGAGAAGGGCGAGTTTGTCATTGATGCCAAGGGCTCTTCCAACCTGGTTGAGCGGACGATTCAGAAAGAAAAAACGCTCGAACTGCTGCAACTGGCTCAGAACCCCATTTACAACCTCGATCCGAAGAAGGTGGCCATTGAGTACCTTCGCGCCGAGAAGTACGACCCCAAGAACTTCGAGTACGATGACGAGGAATGGAAGCAACTGGTTCAGCAGATGCTGCAGCCACAGCAATCGGATCCGCGCGAAGCCATCGCCCAGCTCAACGCTCAAGTGGCTGAGATGCGGGAAATGGCCTCTACACAGCGCAAAGAGATGGAACTGATGAGCAAGGAGCGATTGCAAATCAATGAGTTCCAATTCAAGGGGCAAATCGAGCAGTTCTCCGCCGAGCTGGCGAAGGAATTGGCTGAGATGAAGTATCTCGGTGATAAGGACATCAATACCGACAATCTCAAGGTCAGAATCAACGAAACGACGCAGCGACTGATGACACAAATCAGGCTGTCTCCACACAAAGACAGCGCTCCGCAAGTGGCGACTCCAGCGATGGAGCCACCGGGCCGGGCGCCAGCAGGGCAGGCATTCGCACAATGAAACTTGTAGACACATCGGGCACCCCCCTCGTTCAAAAGAAGGCCGCGAAAGCGGTCTTTTTCGTTTCTGGAGATGGAGAACATTGGGAGCTGCTGAAACCAGCTGACGTTCCCGACGGGCTGAAGGATCACGACGTCATGGGCTATCTGATGGCAGGGGAAATCATCGAGATCGAAGGTACCAGTACATTCTATCGAGTGGAGCAGATCCATTGAGTTACAAATTTTCCAAAGAGGACGTGCGCCAAGGCTGGTTCGCTCGGCTGAAAGAGTCGTTATCTGACCGACTGCAGAATCTCAGGGAAGACAACGACAAGGACATGGAGCCAGCGCAAACGGCCAAGAAGCGCGGCCAGATCTACGAGATCAAAAGAATCCAAAAGGCCATGAACAAGGCCGAATCCGAAGCTCAACCATAGCCGCGCAGACGGCATACCCAGTGAGGAATAACAATGCAAACTGAAGCGACCGAAGCAACACAATTAACGCCTGAGCAGCAGGAAGCCCAAGACCAAAGCGACTTCGAGGCTGCATTCAACGGTGAAACGACCATCGAAGACGATGCGAGCGGCACTGAAGAAGCTGGCACTGAAGGCACTGAAGGCGGTGACGCCCTATCAGGCGCTGCCGCTGATACGAATCAGGAAGACAATTCCGCAGATAACATCGAAAAAGAGATTGCCGGTTTGTCGCCCGAAGCGGTGGCAATGCTGGAATCTCGTTTCGTGAACACCGTCGAAGAGAAATTTTCAGGACGTCTCAGAAATCTTGAAGGCAACCTGGGAGGCATTAAGCAAAAGCTGGACAGCATGGCGACCGCGAAAGCCGCCGCCGATGAAACCGGTGTTGCAGCCCCTAATAGCCAACAGATGTCTGAGGCTGCCAAAAGTGGCCCCGCCATGGCCCGGCTGAAAGAGGACTTCCCCGAATGGGCCGAAGCGCTCGAAGAAGTTCAGAGCATGGCGAAGCCAAACATCAACATGGACGAACTTAACGGTAAGCTCCAGGCCGCCGAAGACCGCGCGTCTTCGACCGCTGAAGAACTCACCACCATCAAGGAAATGAGAAAGCTCGACAAAAAACACCCTGACTGGGAAGACATTGTCGAGAGTGATGCTTTCTCCAACTGGTTGGCTACCCAGCCGACTGAAACTCAACACAAAGCACAATCCAGCAACAGTGCTGCAGACGCCATAGCCATCCTGAATGATTTCAAGGCCACGACCTCTGCGCCCGATCTTGCCCCGAACAGCGGTAAGAGCACGAAGCGCCTGGACGACGCTGTCGCACCTACGTCCGGTGGAGAGCCCATTAGAAAGGGGCGCAAAACCGAGCATGAAGAATTTTTAGCTGCGTTCAACAGCTGACCCTTTAAACATTTAGGAGGCCAGTAATGGTTGCTCAAAAATACAATACCGCCGAACCTCGGATCGGCAAGACGAAAGGATCTATCCTGAAGCACGCTGTACCTGTGACCTGTCTGGGTATCAGTGGTGATCAGAAGAAGCACAAGAAGAATCAGGGCGATACGGTTGTTTATCGTCGCTGGTTGCCGAAGGGTGCTACCAACACCGACGCCACGTCCATCAACCAGTGGAGCGTGTCGGCCAACGATCATCTTGTCAGTGAAGGCCAGACCCCTGAAGCGGAGACGCTGACCCCTCAAGACATCACCGTGCAGCTGCAGCAGTACGCGTGCCTGTACAGCTACACCGACAAAACCGCTGATCTGTACGAAGACAAGATCCCTGACGAGATGAAGGCGCAAGCCGGTGAGCGCATGGGTCTGGTTCGTGAAATGGTCGATTACGGCGCCCTGAAAGGCTGCACCAACAAGTTCTACTGCGGTGGCACTTCGCGTGCAACCGTTGATGAGCCCATCGGCTTGCCGATTCTCCGCAAAGCGACCCGTTCCATTAAGGGTAACCGCGGTCGTCCAGTATCAAGCGTGCTCGATGGCAGTGGTGACTTCAATACCTCGCGAGTAGAACGAGGTTACCTGGTGTTTGTACACACCGATGCTGAGAACGACATCCGCAACCTCCCAGGCTTCCTGCAGTGTGCCGAGTATGGCAAGCGCGACATGGTGCATGACTGCGAAATCGGTGCGGTAGAGAACTACCGTTTCGTGGTTTCACCCGAGTTAACCGCCATTATCGACTCCGGCGCCACCCTGGGTGCCACCGGCATGCTGTCAACCGGTGGTTCAAACATCGACGTTTACCCGTTCATTGTGGTAGCTGCGGACGCTTGGGCCAACCTGGCGCTGCGGGGAATGGATTCCTTCGACGTTATCCATGTGCCCGTCGGCAAGAAGGACAAGGCCGACCCTCTGGGCCAGCGTGGTTACATCGGCACCAAGTTCTACTCAGCGGCGTTTGTTCAGAATGACGGCTGGATGGCTGTCATCGAAGCAGGCTGTACTGACATCTAATTAAGTGCCCGCGAGAGCGGGCCAACCCGAGGATCATAATATGGAACCTTTGACTCGTTCATATTCCAGCGGTCTGCTGACCACCATCGGTGCAGAAACCCTTCACGACACGACCGAAGTCATCAATTATGAAATTGATGGAAAGATGTACCGAAAAACCGCCATCACCAATGGAGTAACACCAACCTCTGACGGGAACGGCGATGCGTTTACTGCGATTGGAGCCGACAAAATCGGCGTATTCGTGTGGGCCCTTGACGCTTCCGGTGCGGTAGCCGTCTTCCAGGGCGAAATCGAGGACGTCGACGGCGATTCCGACGTGGCGGAGATCTACCCTCAGTTCCCGGCATTGCCAGCAGGGTACGCGCCTTTTGGGTACACCATCATCCAAACCACGGGGGCAGCCAGTCCTTTCGATTTTGGCACAGACAACTGGAACGCAACCGGCGTTACCGCTACCACGGTGAATATCGGCACCATTCCTTCACGCCCGCAGAACTCCTAACGGCGTGACCTCAACATAAAGAAAGGCTCCTTCGGGGGCCTTTTTTATTCGACAAATCGAGGTAAGAACTATGGCTCGCTTACACGATAAGCAAGACAAACTCACGATCACCAATTTTCTGAGATTGGCTCGAAATGCCGTGATCAAACGTGAAAACGATGACGGTTCAGAGTCCTACGGCAGAGGCAAAGTGAAGACACTGACCGCTGCAAGCACTCTGAAGTTGGCGGATCACGACGGCATCTTCGTACTGAATTCTGCTACGGAATTCGAAACCGTGCTGCCAGCTCCAAAGCCAGGACTGGCGTTAACTTTCATTGTTGGCGCCGCGCCCTCCGGTGCGTCCTACACCGTTGTTACCGCTAATTCGGACAACATCATTCGTGGCTTGGTGGTATCGGCTGACCTGAATGCGGCCTCCGATGGCGACAGCGAGGCCAGTGGTGGTGACACCATTACCTTTGCTGACGGCGTGGCCGACGAAGGCGACCGGGTTGAACTCGTCGCAGACGGAACGCACTGGTACATCAAGGGCTACTCCAAGACCTTCAACGGCATCACCATCACCACCGCTAGTTAATAGCAAACATCGCCTTCGGGCGCTTCCTTGCCTCGCCTTGTGCGGGGCTTTTTTGTTTCTGGAGAATCAAAAATGGCGAGACGAAATTCTAATAAAACTGCATCCGCAGACACTGAAGCGACTGACACCAACGAACTGGAATCCACTTTGCAAGAAGCGCTGGAGGCCAATCAGGCCCTGGAAAGCGAGAGCGCGAAGCTTGCTCAGGAAAAGCTTGAGCTAGAAGAGAAGCTGGCAGCGGCTCAAAGCCAACTCAAAGCTAAAGACAATCCAGTCGAGATTACGCAGCGATTCGAATCTGAAGAACATCAGGTTGGCCAGGACGGAACACGGCAGTTTAACGCCGATGGTGAACTTGAACCTTTGCATAACGAGCGATTGGACGAAGCCTGGCTCAAGGACAAAGCCAAGATCCTGGCGTTCATGGAGGAGTCGGTCGAGGTCGAAATTGCTGACGTCACCGATCAACACGCGGACGCGACCTTTCCGATTTGGGTTAACGGTCAGTGCGAGGTATTTCAGCGCGGTACCCGAAAGTGGGTCAAGCGCAAGTTCGTTGAGGGTCTTGCCAGAGCAAGAACGACTTCCTATCGAAACGAGCTAAGAACAAACCCTGAAACTGGGGAGCGGTTCTACGCCTGGCCTCGTCAAACTGGTTTCCGTTATCCGTTCTCGGTGGTCACCGAAAACAACCCCAACGGTAGCCGCTGGCTCGCAGAAACCATGAGACAGGAATAATGACGTTTCTGGAGCTGGTCAAGCGGCTGCGTCAGGAAACGGGCTACGCCTCGACGGGGCCTACCGACGTTACAAGCCAGTCAGGCTTGCATCAAAACGCGGTTGACTGGGTGGCGTCCGTTTGGACGGAGATCCAGAACGCCGAGTATTGGCGCTGGATGCGAAGACCGTTCACGTTGAACACGTCGCTGGGTAACGATACGTACGCCTATAGCCAAGCTACAGATGTGGATGCCGCGTCCGCGATAAGCCGGTTCAAAGCATGGCGGGTTAACGACCGGTGTAATCCGCCCACTTGTTATTTGCAGTCCGCCGGGTCGAACACGAAGTACCGCTTGACGTACATCGATTGGGACGCGTTTCAGCAAATCTACCGTGTCAGCAATAACTCAACGGGGGCGCCGTCTCACATCACGATTGATCCGTCTGACAACATCGTTTTGGGGCCAACGCCATCGGACGTGTACGTAATCACCGGGGAGTTTCATCGAGGGGCGCAGGTCCTTGCCGCCGGCGGTGACACACCGGAGATGCCAAGCGATTACCACATGCTGATCGTCTACGCGGCCATGGAAGACCTTGGGTTCTACGACGTTGCCGAAGAAGTCCTGGCTCGGAGTCAGAAGAAAGCCAAGCGTCTGCGCCGCCAGTTAAAGCGTACGCAACTGCCCAAGATGAAGAAAGCGGGGCCGCTGGCATGACCATGCAAACGAGGAGCATCCAGCTCGGCGGAGGCGTCGACGGCACCAGTCCGGCATCGAGCATGCACCCGAGCCGGCTCCGGTTAGGGTTGAACATCGAACCCAAGCCTGGCGGTGGCATTCGAAGATTGCTCGGGTACACCGAATTCGATCCAAACCCGATTCCGGGTGAAGGTCCGGTTCGCGGTGTCTGGCTATACAACGGCAAGGTCTACGGGTTCCGCAATGCGGTGGGCGGTGCCACCTGTGTCATGCACTCGTCGACGGGTTCGGGATGGACTGAAGTAAAAGCCGGGCTATCCCCCGACGGTACCTACCGCTTCGTGAACTATGCCTTCTCTGGCACCAAGAAGATGTATGGCGCCAGCGGCACGCACCAAGCCTTTGAGTTCGACGGCACGACCTGGACTGATGTTTCGACAGGGATGCCAACGGACACGCCCAGCGAGATCTGGGCGCACAAGAATCACCTGGTGCTTTCGTTTGACAATTCGACACAGATTTCACCGGTTGGCGCGCCTACCGGATCCTGGACACTGAGATCCGATGCCACCGAATTGCTGATGCGCGACACGGTCACCGGTTATTCCACCATGCCCAATGGCTCACTGGGGATTTACACCGCCACCAGCATTGTGCTCCTGGCAGGCACCAGCTTTGACGATTGGGTCGCCTCTGAGATGGTCGAGTACGGCAACAACGCCGGCGCCATGGCGGGCACCATCCAGGCGATGGGCTCGAATATCCGCTTTGTCGACAGTCGCGGCGTTACCGACTTTGCGCGATCGCAGTCCAACTCGGATTTCTACGAGTCGATCATCTCTCACGACATGGACAAAACCATTGAGGGCCGCTGGGGCAGGGCAATTGCCTCAACGGTCGTGCGCGAGAAGGGGCAGTACCGGGTGTTCTTCTCCGATGGATCTGGCCTGATTCTGGTGTTCAACGGCCCTGAAGTCATGATCACACCGTTGCAATGGCCCGATGTGGTTCGCTGTGTCGTCAACACCGAAGACAGTTCGGGCACCGAGGTCATCTACTTCGGTACCGACGATGGCAAAGTCTATCAGATGGAAAGCGGCCGCAGCTTTGGCGGCGAGGCCATTCGAGCCGTTGCCGCGCCAGCCTACTGGCATCAGGACGCGAAATCACAGATCAAGCGGTATCGACGGCTGTGGCTGGACCTGGGCAAAACCGGCAACAACAGTCTCACGGTCATGCCGCGGTATATCACCGACACGGCTGAAATTCCCTCAGCATCAAGCCCGACGGTTTCCAAATCGGGTGCAACCCTTGGCTCGGCCATCCTTGGCAAGGCCATCTTGGGCGGATTGCCCATCAATGACGGATTTCTCGACTTGCAGGGGCGGGGCGAGTGGATGACGTTCTATCTCGAATCCAACACGACTGATGAAGAGCCCTGGGAGCTGGACGGCTACACCGTCGACTACCTACCAGGCAAGAAACGGAGAGCGTAAATGGCAGGTTATCAAAATAGCAAGGTCAATGAGCTTGACGTCATTGCCGCAGAGGACCTTGAGGCCGTAGAGGCGGGCGACGCTGAGCTGGACGCCGCCAAGATAAATAACGTCTCCAGTCCAACCGTCGGCAATCTTCCGGTGCTGACTGCGGGCGGCGGGCTTACTGACAGTGGCCAGGCGCTGCCTGGAGGTTCGCTCGTGGGCACCACTGGCGCTCAGAAACTGGAGGATAAGGAGCTTAAAGGGGCGTCGCTCTCCGACCTGAGCGAAGACCACAAGTACAATTTCGTCACTTCCGAGCTGACTGCTGACCGCAACGTTACCTTGCCAGTATTGGCTGCTAACGACACCTTCGTTTTTCTTGGAATCGCCAATGCTTTCACAGGCAATAACACGCACGGCGGGACTGAAACCTTTAACAAAAAGGTCACGCTGAACGAAGCGGTTGCCGAGAAAGTTCACGCGATCACAGGCACAAACCCGGATTTAGACCCCGCCAACGGCCTCATTCAAACCTGGGCGTTAACAGCGAATCAGTCTCCGGTGGATGCCATTGAAGATGGCGAGCACATTACGCTTATGATCGATGACGGGTCCGCCTACGAAGTCACTTGGCCCACGATAACGTGGATTGGCGGCGCAGCCCCAGATTTGGCCACGACCGGTTATACCGTTGTCGAACTTTGGAAAGTGGGTTCCACCTTGTACGGGGTCCACGTCGGTAATGCTTAAACATCGCATGCTTAGGGGCAGTAATGGGGTTGATCCCGTTCAGTTCGGTGGCGGCGTGGTCAATGCCTTTACCGCTGACGCCAACACCACGTTTACTCAGACTCTCAGCGGCGACACGCTGGGCGGCCTGCAAGAGGGCGACATTGTCGTTGTCTGGGCGGTTCAAACCGATTCAGGCAGTTCAACCAATCCCCTAAGCTTCAACACCTCGGGCTATACGGTCGTCAATAACGGCCACGCCAACGATACGATCGATACCTTTGGTCTGGTGGGCTACAAGGTCATGGGTGCAACCCCTGACACCGATGTGGTGATCAATAAGAGCGGAACGCTCGACGATTACGCCATTGGGGTGCAGTACTTCCGAGGCGTGAACACTGTTGGTTCCTCTTCCGTAAGTGGTGGCATTAACGGGGTGGATGGAAGTTCCGCAAATGCGACCCCCAGCAAAGACGGCTCAGCCATCAGTTTCGGCATCTTGGGCGGTTGGAATCATCTCTCCGTCTCCACCTACACCATGAGCGGATTCACCGTGCAAAGCGACGCAGCCGACAGTGGCAACGCAGCGGTGGCCGTGGGCACCAGCTATTACGAGTGGACCTACGGCGAAGGGACCATCAACGGTACCTGGCTCTACGGCGGTGGCGATAACACCGGTAATTCACGTCTCTACGGCTACATCATTCTGGAGCCTTAAATGTATTTGAAAAACGATAACGGGCAAATTACTTACCCATACACCCTGGCTCAGCTCAGGAAAGACACGCCTGGCGTTTCACTGCCGGACAAGCCGCGCAAGGAATCACTGGAGTCGCGCGGCGTGTTTGAGGTGGTTGCAACGCCTCGCCCCGACGGTGATGTGGTCAGCGAAACCACACCGGTCTTCGAAGATGGTGCGTGGAAGCAGGCCTGGGATGTGCGGTCGCATACGGTTGAAGAGAAAACCATCCTCATTCAGCGCCAGGTCCAGGCACGCTTGGACGACTTCGCCAAGACTCGCCACTACAACAGCATTCTCTCGGCCTGTTCTTACGCTGGCTCCACGGTACAGAAGTTCGCGGACGAGGCGGCCTACTGTGTCTTCTTGAGGGATCAGACCTGGGCAAAAGCCGACGAGATCCTGGGCGACGTGAGAGCCGGCAGCCGCGCAATGCCAGCCGGTATCGAGGACATCGAAGCCGAACTGCCAGCCATGGCCTGGCCTACCTAACAACCCTCTGTTGTGAATCAAAGGATATAACTCTATGGGACTGCTTAATCCGCAGGCGCCAGGCGCGCCTAAGCCGGTATCAGTGAACATTCCTGATTACAACGTCAGCAAGAATTCCACTGTCCAGCATCAGATGAACAACATCCTCAACGAGGACTCCCCGCTAATGAAGACCTCTCGGTCTCAGGGCGAACGCACTGCTCAATCTCGTGGATTATTGAACACGAATATTGCGGCTCAAACGTCCATGGGTGAAATGATCCGCAACGCCATGCCGATGGCACAGCAGGATGCGGGCACCTACGCGAGCTTTGATGCAACGAAATATAAGGCTCAGCTGGATAACGTCTTCAATATCCAGGATTTCCGCCACAACATTGCCCGAGACAACAACAGCGCGATTAACGATCGAACCACGGGCTTGCTATTGCAGCGCGATCAGAACGAATTCACCGCGTCTCAAAATGACCTGAATCGAGAGCATCAGAGTACAGAAGCTGCCTTGGGTCGGTCGCACGAATTGGATCTGCAAGGCAACGACACCGCCAATGAGATTCGTCTGCAGGAAATGCGCGGCGATCAGGCGATGGAGCAGCAGGAATCGCAAAATCGCTTTACTGCCACGGAAAACCAAGCCAATCGGGCTCACGAAGGCGGCTTGCTGACTCGAACCCAGGCGTTTGAAGGCAGCGAGAATGCAAGAAACCGTGCACACGACCAGGCACTGCAACAGGGTTCGCAGCAGCACCAGGCCACTCAGTCCGCACTGGATCGTGCCCAACAAGCCCAATTGGCCGGCGAAGAGCGGGCCTTGACCCGTGAACAAGCGGCCCTTGATCGTCAGCAGCAGCTGGGCATCACTGACCGCGAGATTGCGGCACGACTGAACCTGAGTGAGCAGGAGTACCAGCAGCAGTCTCAACTGGCGGAGCAAAACAACCGTTTTCAGGCCGCGCAACAAGAAGTCATCAACGCGCACCAGGCACAGCAATCCGGATTGGATCGCACCCTACAGCGTGACTTGTCCGATGACGAAATTGCCGCCCGCTTGGAGCTGAGCCGCGAGGAATACCAAAACCAGCGCGGATTGGCTGAGCAATCTGACGGATTTCAAACCGCACGTGATCAGGTACTACAGACCTTCGAAGCTGAGCAGACCCGTCTGGGTCGTGAGCATGAGAGCCGCATCCAGTCAACCGAGCTTGCTCATCAGAGTGCCGAACGCGCCGAGGATCGCCAGTTCGAAGCCAGGGAAAGTCTGGCCGGACGCGAGCACGAGCGTAGCTTGCAAGAGCAGGATCAGACTTTCCGCTCCAGAGAGGCTGACGCCGATCGAGCGTTCCAGGCCGATGAAAATCTCGCTGGCCGTGAGCATGAGACGACGTTGCAACAACAGGATCAAACCTTCCGATCTGGAGAGGCTGAAGCCGATAGAGCGTTCCAGTCTGCCGAAAATCTCGCGGGTCGTGAGCACGACAGAGGTATGCAGGGCGATGAGTTTGCATTCCGTTCTGGCGAATCCGAAGCGGACCGTGCCTTCGATCGCGAGCAAAACGAGCAAGATCGCACCTTCGAAGCCGAACGCCAAGAAGACCAGCAAGCCTGGGAATCCGGCACTCGCTGGGCGGAGTTGCAGCACGAAGCCGCCGCAGGCGCTGCTCAGCGCGCTCATGAGTCCGAGCAATCACAGCTTGAACGAGAGGCTCAGCGCCAGGATACGATCGATACGCAGTTGGCCGGCATGTTCGCGACTCAGCAGGGCGCACGAGCTGATATTGCTTCAGCCGATCTCAAGATCTCTACGAAAAACCAAATGCTGGACGATTTGGACCGTCAGTTTGTGAATGACCTGGCCGCCTGGTCGGACTTGCTCAACATCGAAATTGATGAAGGGTTTATGGACAATTACGGGCCTCAGACGCCGCAGTTTAGCCCCGGGCTGTTGACTCAATCGCAAGTTAACGCGGCGATGGGTGCTTGATGTACGCCTCTATCGCTCAACTCGAAGAGGTTCTGGCGCTGTGCCACAAGGCTCAGCAGCTGTCCGATACGCACGGCGGGATGCCGGTTAATGTGGAGAAGGCCAGGGAAAGCCTTCGCTTTTTCATCTGTGATCCGCACAGTTTGGTGCTCTACAACGGTACCGCGGTGTTGATCGCGCAGGCGGCACCGTCCTGGTGTCGCGACGGCTACATGATTGTTAATCATTTGGTTTACGCCGACAAAAATGGCTTGCCATTAATCCGGGAATACCTTCGCTGGGCCAAGGGGTTTCCCGGCCACAACGATATTTTTTTGGGCACCTCCTACGGCGGTGAAAAGGGCGAGCGAGCCGAAACACTCTTCTCAAAACTTGGACTCAAGCGCGTAGGCGCGCAACACAAGGTGATCTAAATGCAGGCAATTCCAGCGGTAGTAAAAGCGGTGGGTGTCGCGATGTCCGCGAAGGCGGTTTACGACGGTTTGAAAGAGGGAAACTTGCTTCAGGCCACCATTGGCGCCGTCGGTGCGTACTACGGCGTGACCAATTTTGGCTCTACCGTCGCAACGCAGACGGCGACGGACGCAGGAACCAAGGCCGCGGAACAAGCCGCTGGCGCTGCGACGATGGAGGCAGGCGCTGAACAAGCATCCAAGGTCGTTGAGGCGGTCACCGGTAACGCGGCAGAGACCGCTACCGACTTGGCTGGCGATGCCGCCAATTCAGCCATAACGAACGGTGCGGCGCCCATTGAAGAAGCGCAAGGCTTGATCAAAGGCAATTTGCACGGCGCCAATCCGGCAGAGCTGGGCGAATCTCTGAACGCCGCGAACAACAATGGTGCTTCAGGCGGCTTACTGAACCCGAAGCCCAACGGTGCTGAGATGGTCGGCGACGCCACTGAAGCTGCGAACAATGGTGCCGGAGCACCAGCCGCACCAGGTAGCGCACCCGCTGCGTCTGGCGGGTCCAGTGATTCGTTTGGCGTGATGCAAAGAAATCGAAACCCTGTTGGTTTCGACAACGCGCCCACCGGTCAAGACATGATTGACGAAACCTACAACGCCGGTCGCTATGGCGATGCCGCAGTAGAGGCGGTCCGAAATCCACCACAGGGGAACGGTCTGCTCTCCGACGCTCACCAATGGATGAAAGACAATCCCGTACTGGCTTCTACTGGCATGCAGATGGCGGGCGGACTCTTGCAAGGCTATGCCCAATACAAAGAACAGAAAGAAGCCGAGAGAGACGCAGACCGTTCACGCCGCCGCCGGGGGCAGTGGGGAACCTCCTACAACAACAATTATCGCGCTCGCACACGAGGTTAAGTCATGGATCAAATGCAACAGATGGGTGGTGCCGGTACCGCAGCAGAAGCGGCCGAAAGTCTCACGCCTGAGCAAATGGAGCAATACAAACGCGGTTTTCAGATCGGCCAAAAGCTGCTCTACGACCAAGGCCGTTTAGTGAAATTTGGTAAGGCCGCACAAAAAGATCCCATCATGGGGCTGGCGGGCACCATTGTTCTGGTGCTCGGAAAAATTGAAGAAGGCTTAGGCGAGCTGGACATCCCTGTATTGCTTCTTTTGGGCGTGACGCTGATGAGTGACATTGCCGAAGCCTTCAAGGAAGTTGGCGCGGTTGAACTGTCCGGCGAACAGGTTCAGCAAGCCTTGGAGCAGGCCATCGGCATGTGGCTTCGCAAAGCTGGCAACCGTTATTCCGAAGAACAAATCACCGGCCAGCCTGGACAACAACAGCAACCGCAGCAACAACCAGCCGCGCCACAGGGCAGTGGCGGTCTGCTTACCGGGAGGGCGTAATCATGGGTAGAGGTTTGTTACTGGGCACCATTGGTAAGGCCATGGAAGTGGCCGGCTCCACGTATCGCGACATTGCCATCTCGGAAGGGCGAATGGCGTTCCAGCGGGAAATGGCGGATCAGAATCGGCAAAACCAGATCGAGGACCGGAACTTTGCGCACGATAGCCGGATGGAAGTTGCCAAACTGGACCAGCAGAATCGCAAGGAATTCGCTGGCGTGCAGCTGGAGAACAGCAAGGCTGTTGCTGACCATAAACACGGTTTGGAGGTGGGCCGGACCCAAGCTGAACGCGATGCCAATAGGGGTCGGTTTACGACTCATACTGACGATAAAGGCGTTACCTACCAGACAGACGGCCACACGAATGAACAAAGCGTTCTTCGCGATCCGGCCAAAAGACGTGGGCAGAACGCCGCCATGCGCTGGCATAACACAGCTGATAATCCGATCTTTGTCACAGACCCCTCGGATGATTCAAAGCAAATCGAGGCGATGCCTCAGTACAACGATGATGGTCGAACCCGGCTCATTAATCTCTCGACAGGCAAGGTAATAGAGGATCGCGCCTCTAGGGTTACCTCTGAGGAATCTAGGTTGATCGAACAGCTCAAACAAAACCCTAATAACAGCCGCTTTTCAGACGAAGAGCTACTGCAGGGTTTGCGCGCACATATGGCTCAGGGCAGATAACCAATGGCAATCGACTTTAGCGGTATCGACTGGGACCAGGTTTCCGAGGATGAGCGTCCACCGATTGATTTCAGCGGCATTGATTTTGGCTCACTTGATGAATCAGCTGAACCTGAGACTGGGTTTGCCAGTAACGCGCTTCGTGGTGCAGGTGAGCGCGCCATGGACCTTGGTGGGAACCTTGTTGAGTTCATCGGTAATGTCGCCAAAGAGGGGGAGCGGTATCTGACGGAAGCCACCGGCATCAACCCCGGGATTCGCTTTGGCGATGACGGTATTTCCTTCACCATGAATTTGGACCCGGAGGAGACTGGTAATCCGCTTGCCCGATCTGGTCAAGCCATCTCTGAAACCGGAAAAGGCGCCGATTATCAGCCGCGGTTCACATGGGAAAGATTGAAGGGTGACGTCACTGCGAAAAATCTAGCCGGCTATATCACAGAGCAGGGCGTTAAAAGTGTTCCCGACATGGCTGCCGCCTTAACGACTTTGCCGGCGTACATCGCCTCTCGCACCGAGGAAATTGGCGAAGTACGCGCAGAAAACAAAGGGCTGGATGAGGTAGGGGCGCGTGAGCTGGGCGAGGCGTTTATTCCGGCCGTTGCCGCCTCCTTGTTAGAGCGCATCGGCGCCAAAGGCGTTACCGATCTTGCTCCGGTATCCAGCGCGAAAGATGTCCTTAAAGAAGCTGGAAAGGCAGCTGGCCGCGAGGGCGCCACCGAATTTGTCCAAGAGCAAATTGAGTACGCCGGAGAGACCGTTGGCACCAATACCGATTTCGACCTTGAGCAGAGTCTAGACCGTGGCTTCGCTGGTGCTGTCGCTGGCTCCGGCATGGGTGCCACAGTTCGAGGCGCTACCGCTACCAAGGACTTGATGACACCTGAGAAGGCCGTTGCTGACGCGCGCGAGCGCTCGAAAGCAGAGGGTGGCGATCAACTCGACCAAGCCATTGCTGGCTCGCAGGCAGCGCTTGAGTTTGCGGCACTACCCCCACCAAGCGACATTCGCATGGAGCCTACGGGTCCTGAGCAGGTCGCAGGCAATAGCAACACCGGTATGGAACACATGGCCCCGGGTGGGCGCATGGACGGACAACTAAGCGGGAATGTGCCTCAGATCGATTTTTCCGGCATTGATGAGTTGCTTGAGCAGGAGCGCATTCAGCAAGAGCAGAAATCTCTGGCGGCCAGGGATCAGGAAATTGACCAGGCTTGGCAAGACCACGGAGCCGTCAATATTTCAGAGCTTCCGCCCGAGCGTTCTACTGAAACTGATCAGTTGTGGAATCAGCGTGAGCAGCAGGTGTCAACTCCGATGCCTGACGATGTTGATTATCACATTGATCAGGGCAAGGCTGGTGTTGGGTATCTGGCCAAGCGCCTCGGAGGCAAACAGGAGCGCTTGCGTGCGGGTTTGGCTCGTCGCACGACTCCGGCCAACTCAGCCATGGCCGACGCCATGCAATCGGCAATGGATCAGGCCAACACCAATCCCCAGGAACTGGGGGACAAGGGGTTCGCCGACAAGCTTACACGCCTGCACAGGGAAAGTGGCCAGCACCTCAAGCCAGCACTGCGTCGCCCGAACAAGAATCGCATCATTCCTGACCGCGACGAGGTTATGACGGCGGTTCGTAAGCTGGGTGGGCTGGATATTGAGGAGGCAGTTGCGCAGGGCATTGACCCAGAACACATTAAGGACCGTCCCGGTAAGAACAATCCCTTTCGCCGTGGAGGCCGCTCGCTGGACGACTTAGCCGAAGGGCTCCAGCAGTACGGCTATCAAACGCCGGACGCCAACAGCCTTTTGAACCTGGTATCTGAGTCATTGGGCGGTCGTCCTCAGTACACACCCGAAGGGGCCGTGAACTATGCCGAACAACAACAGCGCGAAGAGCTACAGTTGCGCGCTCTGGACGATACCGACCAAACCCCGATTGAGCAGGGCCTGGCGCCGCAAGGCGACTATGAGCCCGACGCGACTCCTCACGAAAACATCTTGGCGGACCTGATCAACGACGCTATCGACCAAGGTGTGCCCGAAACCACAATCGATGCTATTCTGAATAACGAGCAGGATTCGGCGCACCAAATGGCCGGGCGCCTGCTTGGAGAAACCTACAAGGCGAGACAACATGACGAAGATTCGTCCCGAGTACGTGAAGGCGTCAGCACTGAGGCGCAGAATCCAGAAGGAAGCGGAGAAATCCCGTTCAACGAAGGGGACCCAGGGTACGGCCAAGGGCCAGACCTCGCCGAATTCTTCGGGATCACAGAGCAGCCCTCAGAGCTAGAAGCCTCCAACGATACCTTCAGCGATCCTGAAACACAGGCAGAGTGGAATCGGCTGTTCGAGGACAAGGACGAAAATGGCCTTACACACTACGAGCGGTCTCTCGCTGAATCTGCAGAGCATTACGGCGATGACGAATTTTCACGCAGACGCTCAGCCGCCGACCTTCAAAAGGAGTTGGACGAAGAGGGCGCAGGCGAAACGCTGACTGACGCCACCAGGGAAGCCATTCTGAATCCTGCACCGGTAACCGATATTCCTTCCGCGCCAGCGGACCGTCAAACGCCGAAATTCGAAGACTTTGGAGAACAAATTGGCGGCGCCCGCAAGGATATGGGTATCACCCGTACCTCTGCGTCGAAGCCTCGCCAAAGCGCCAAGCAATCCGCCGACCCTTCATACTTCAAGAGATATGAAATCGGTGAAATTGCCGCCATGACCGGCGAAGTGGGCAAGGAGAATGTCGGTAAGTTTCGGCTCGCACTAAAACCCAAGGGTAAAAGATCACACTTCAACCGAGAGCGTGAAATCGGAGTATTCGATACCGAGCAAGAGGCACGCCAGGCTATCCACGTCGCGCACGTCGCCGAGAAACATCGCGTTGGCCAGGCCGATGGCAAATACCACATCTACCGCAATGTCACCCGCGGTAAGTATCCCGTTATCAAAGATGGTTTCGACTCCCGGGAAGAGGCCATGCGCTATATGGTGGAGAATGCCGAACAGATTATTCAGCATTCCAACAACTACACAGAAGCCGAGCTGCGTCCCAATCTCAAAGAGGTTGTCCGCGAGGGCAAAGAGCGCCGGTCACGCGACGTAACCCCTGGCGATTTCCAGCAGGAGTTCGGTTTTCGGGGCGGCCAATTCGGAAACTGGAACAATTCTGCAGACCGTCAGGATGACTTGAATTATGCATTCGATGGCCTTATGGATCTGGCCGAAACAGTCGGTGTCGAACCAAAGGCGCTTTCTCTGAACGGTGATCTCGCCATCGCATTCGGCGCTCGTGGGCAAGGTCTAACGGGGGCGTCTGCACACTATGAGCCGGGCTATGGCGTCATCAATCTCACCAAGATGAAGGGCGCAGGCTCTCTCGCGCACGAGTGGCTGCACGCACTGGATCACTATTTAGGTCGTCTTGATGGCAAAGCAGGCGGTCTTGAAGGTGAAGGCAAGGACGCTCAGTTTCCATCGAAGAAGCCTGACAAAGACTTTGCCTCTCACGGTTTCCAGCGCTACAACAGCCAAGCCCGAGAGGAGGTGAGGGACGCATTCGAAGACGTTGTGCGTGAAGTCTACTACGCCGAAGAGCAATACATCGAGGACGCGACCGCCTCCAAAGAGGTGATCGACCGGCAGAAAACAGCTGTCATGGGTCGCCTGACATCAATCCGCGAGTCTTTGGAGCAGGATTTCACCGACAGCGCTTACAGAAAGCGCTACAAAAAACCTGCCTCGGAAGCACAGCTGAAAGAGTTCGACAGGCTGGCATCCCGTATTGCCTCATACGTGAAGGGTGATAGCCAAGTACCGATAGAGTGGAAGCTCGTCGAAGGCAGCAAGTCGTGGAAGACTGGGCACCGCAGCACCAATGACGACCTTGAGGCGATGTCAGCATTGCTGAAAAAGGTTCGAGGACGTGCAGGCTGGGGTGATCGCCAGCCGATGTCAGATTTGAGCTCAGTCATTCAGCGATACAATGCCGCCAGTCAGAAACTTGCTGAGAGCACTAACGAGAAGAAGAAAACTCGCCGAGTACCGACCAACTTCCGCGCGGAGGCCACGAAGCTTGATCTCTACAGAGTCTCTGATTATTGGTCTACCGAGCATGAAATGCTGGCGCGGGCATTCGAAGGCTTTGTTCAAGACAAGATCGCTGAGGGCGGCGGTCGTAGCGATTACCTGGTAGCGGGTGCAGACAACAATGCCGCTCACCTCAAGATGCTGGGGGTTAAACCCTACCCGGAAGGTCCAGAGCGTCAACGAATCAACCAGGCATTCCAAAAGTTGTTCGACACCCTGGAGAGCCGAACCACCGACCGAGGTGTTGCACTTTATTCCGCGACGGAGAGTACCGCCAAGCCTACCGGAATTCCCGTCTTGCAGGCAAAGCTAGCGGTTAAATCCATTTCGAATCGGGTAGGTGTGCCCATTACCGTGGTCGAAACCGAAGCCGATTTACCGCCGCTCAATTATGATCAGATCCGGTCGGATGGGGCCGAAGGGCGCGTTCGCGGTCTGTTCGACCCTATCACCGGTAAATCGTATATCGTGGCTGGCAACCTTCGCTCACCCCAAGAAGCAACAGAAGTGTACCTTCATGAGGTCCGCGGCCACATGGGTGTGCGGGCCATCGCCGGTAAGCGACTGAATATGGCCTTGGACCAGATATACCGAGACATGCCCCAGGAACAAATCGACCGACTGCGTGACCGTTACTCTTCTCAGCTGGAGGGCAAGGGCGCCAAAGAACAGGAGCGCATTGTCGCTGATGAATACGTCGCGTATCTGGCAGAGAATGACCCAAGCAGCCGGGGCCTGAAGAAGGTCATATCGGTGATTCGCAACTGGATCCGCCAATATTTGCCTCGCCTGAAGTGGACCGATGCTGACATCGTGGAACTGTTGAAGGCCGGTGAAAACAAATTGCGCCAAGGGAATTTCGATCCCGACGAGAGTTTAGATCTTGCTCCAGAGCAGCAAACTATGGCAGATGTCGTGAGAATGTTCGACTCTCCCGAAATGCAGGAGAAGGTCAGGGACGGCAGGGAAAAGCTTCAGTCAGGGGCATTTTCCATTGGAGATGATTTCGACGCGGGGGGGACTGAAGTCGCCAAGGCGATGTCCGTGCTCGCCGAAAACGATGAGCTTTTCAAGTACCCGGTTTCTAAGAGCAAGAGCATTGAGGATATTGCATCGGAAGTGGATCCTGGGTCCTCCGTCAAGGAAATCGACCCAGATCAGGAAGACGCCAATCGCGCCTGGCACATCCAGATCGGTAAGGCTCAGGCCAAGCTATATGATGCCGGCGGCGAATTATGGATCGATGCGGTAGCCAGTACTGTAGGAGCGGGTGGCTCCGCTATTTACGCTATCGTTGGCAACTACGCCTACAACAATAACAAAGTGTTCATTGGCGACCCGGGAGGATTTACTTCGACCGGTGTGATTCGCCGCGCGGAGAATATGCTGTCTTCGGCCTTGAAATACGGGACAACGAGACATCTAGATACCGGGCCAGATTTCGATAAGGCAAGGCAATCTTTTGGCCTACCAGCCATCAAATGGACACCTGGCGATGACATTGGTAACATTCAGGCCCTGATTAACGCCAACTACGCGAATGTGGCCGGAAATGTCCCAGACATTGAAAACATCAGCTTCGACTTTGCCAGCGGAAAATTTCGATCCCGAGGATCTGCCTCTGGGCGACCCACGGTATTTCGAGACAACGACTTTGCGAGACTTGTACTCACGCCAGCAGCTCGAAAGGCGAGAGCTGGAGTCAATACGCTTAAAAGAAGTGTACTCAGTCAGTCCCTTCTACAGGAAACGAGGGGAGAGGGACGGTCCCAGTTATTGGAGAAGTTTCTCCTCAAGTCGTCCAGCGTACTGGCTAAACCCCTAAAGCGATCCTTTTACAGCCTCGCTGACGACCGCAGTGAGGCGTCCCCAGATCAAGATCGAGAAGCCCTTGCCAAGCTTGGTTTGGTCAAATCTGACCAATCTCGTCTTTCCAAAATTATTAAGAAATTCAAAGACTTCAGCTTCACGGACGCCAAAGACCGGGCCTACGAAGGTGCCTTTGATGGCCTGATTGGGATCAAGCGAGCGGAGGACGAAGCCGGTGCCGGTATGGCTGTCGGCGATTTTGAAGGCTCCGGCTATGTCGGTGCCCGCCTGGCCACTGGTGTATCCGACACCATGCACGCAGTTCTGCACTACGGCGCGCCTGAGTGGTCAAACGGCGTGCTCGAGCACAAAGCGGGAACCCGGGGGTTATTGGAGATATTTACCGACCTGGACGGCGACCTGAATTCCTGGCTTGGCTGGATGGCGGGTAACCGAGCGTCGGAGCTGATGGCCGAAGGGCGGGAGAACAATCTCACCCAGGATGACATCGATCAGCTGACAAGTCTGGCCAACGGCAAAGAGGAGCTGTTTGAGTCCGTCCGTCAGGAGTATCTGACGCTCAACAATGCCATGCTCGATATGGCCCAGGAAGCGGGCTTGATCAACCGTCTGCACCGCAAGCGCTGGGCCAGCGAATGGTATGTGCCATTTTATCGACAAGACGAAACAGGCGACAACCTGCTGGCTCCTCGCAGCAAACGGGGCCTGTCTCATCAAACAGCTGGCATTAAAGCGCTAAAAGGCGGGGAGACGGCTACCAATGACCTGCTGGAGAACATTCTAACGAACTGGTTGAAGCTGACCGACAGCGCCATGAAGAACATGGCCCTGATGAAGACCGTCGATAATCTGGGCGATTCTGAGTTTCTGACCGACGAGAGCATGAAGTACACCGAAGCTATCGTCCCCAAAACCGAGGTGACCAAGCGGATTCAGGCCGACCGGGATTACCTGGTTATGGTGTCTGAAATGCTGGGGCTCCCAGATGCCGGGGAACTGGAAACGCTGCACGAGCTGGAGCAGCTCGACAGCGCCGGGTATGAAAAGTTGTGGGCGATCACCGCTCCTCGGGATCCTGATGTCATTCGAGTTCAGCGCAATGGCCGGAGTAAATACTACCGGGTGAACGATGAATCCCTGCTTCGCGGCCTGGTCCATCTGAGCAACGAAGGCAACAATGGCCTGCTGATGCGCACTGGTCGCTACTTCAAGCGTCTGCTGACCACTGGCGTCACTTCATCGCCTGACTTCATTCTCCGGAACTTCGTACGGGATGCGGCCCACGCTTGGGCCATCAACCCCGACGGGTTCAAATTCGGCGTCGATTCCATGAAGGGCCTGAAAGAGGCCATGACGGAAGACGATTCCTACCGAGAGCTGATGTTTGCCGGCGCGTCCTTCCAGGGTGGTTACGTCCATGGCACCGATCCCGAAGCCGGGGCCCAGCTGATTCGTCGTGCCTTAGAGAAGAAAGGGCTCACCGGGACAGATCTGGACAATCACATCAACAGTCTGGCCGACACGCCGGAGAAGACCTGGCGCATGATCCAGCGAGGCTGGCAGGCGTACCGCAATGTCAGCGATAAGGTGGAGAACGCCAACCGTCTGGCAACCTTCCAAGCCGCTAAAAAGTCCGGTAAGTCTCTGGCCCAGGCCATCTACGAATCCAAGGATCTGATGGACTACAGCCTGCGGGGCAACTGGGCTGCGATGAACGTATTGACCGATCTGGTGCCGTTCCTCAATGCGCGCTTGCAGGGTTTAAGTAAGCTGGGTAGGGCAGGTAAGGAGCACCCGCACGAGGTATCGGTTGCTATAGCCAAGATTGCCCTGGCATCCGTCGCGCTGGCGATGATCAACGACGATGACGAGCGATACCAGCAACTGCCCGACTGGGAGAAGGACGCCTACTGGCATGTTCTGGTGGAAGACGAGCACTTCCGGATCCCCAAACCGTTTGAAATTGGCATCATCGCCGGCACCATCCCCGAGCGGATGTATCACACCTGGATTGCCGACAATCAGCCGGATGAAAAACTGCTGTGGTCCCTGAAGCACGGCACCCTCGAAACGCTGAGTTTCAACCCGGTGCCCCAGGCGGTATTGCCAATTCTGGAGCTGTGGGGCAATAAGAGCTGGCATTTCGACACGCCGATTGAATCACTCTCCGACCAGCGTAAGCTGCCCCAGGACCGATACAACGCGCGTACCAGTGACACCATGGTAGAGCTGGGCCAGTTTCTCGGGATGTCGCCCAAGCAGCTGGAACACCTGCTGAAAGGGTACACAGGCACTATGGGCGCCTATGCGTTGTCGGTATCCGATTTGTTGGTATCGGCTGCCAAAGGCAAACCTAATCAGGGTGAGATTCGACCGACTGACATACCGGTGGTGAAGTCCTTCTACCGCGGCTCAGCACCGGCGTACAGCACGCAGTACGTCACCGATCTGTACGACCGCCTCAGCGAGGTGAAGCAGATCCACGCCAGCCTCAAAGACATGGAAATGGAAGAGCGCGCCGACTTCTATGCCAAGAATCGGGACAAGCTTCGGTATCGAAAATACCTGGAAAAGGAAAGTAAGAAGCTTAGAGATTTGCGGAAACGTCGTGACCGCATCCTCAAGAATGAGACTATGTCCAGGACGGAAAAGTCACGAAGGCTCGATTACATCCAGAAGCAAATCAACACCGTTGCGGCAAGGGTCGTGGAGCGAACAGAAGGGGCGTTCTAGGGAGTCAGGAAGTAGTGAACGACCCCAAAGGCACCACCAATAATAATAAACGCGAAGCAGGCGGCAAAAAAGCCGTCTATGCTTCGCCCGCCCTTGTCTGTGGCCACTAACGCCACAATAGCTGCTATGCCCAAGATCCCGAGAATTCCCCAGCCGTTACCGATCGCGAGGCCGCTCAAACCCAAAATGGTCAATATAATTAGTACGCGCATAACGCTATTGTATCACTCTGTGAACTCGATGCGTGATGGCCATCCGTAGATGTATAAAAGCACAGCGATTAACGAGAAACATCATAAGTCAGGTGAGCCAAGCTATCACCGCCGACACTGTTGTCGTCTATGTTGCCGGTAAACACCTTCATTCTTACGATGTCTATTTCGCCTCTTAGCTTATCTATCTGTGCGATTTGAGTCTGCAGGGAGGAGAACAGCAATATTGCAGGAGTGAGAACCGAACTCTCGTTCTGATCTAGCTCCGGCATTCCCTGTTGCTCTTTGATCAACTTCACTAAAATCTGCTGGAGGGTTTCACTACCAGCCGAGGTAACTTGGTAAGACTTAAGGGCGCTCCTGCAATCTTGGTTTCGTGTGCGTAGAAAGGCAATAATAGTGGTTCGGATATTCTGAAAATTAGTCAAATCGAAATTAGCCAGAACAAACTTTAGCTCAGAACGGAGATTATCCAGGGCATCGAAATAGTGATCGATTACCGGCGCTGAAAAACCAAATCTAAGGTTGTGTGACGGCTCATATAAATCTTGCATATCTGAAAATGTGAATTCCCTATTCAGCTCAAGTTTTCCTGACCGCTGCTTCTTCGGAAGGGTAACCTCAGCGACCCTAACTTCAAACTCGTCCAATACCATCACAAGGTAGCTGAAATATGCAGCCATCTCGGCCATGTTTTGCCGGGCAGACTCGCGCTCCAATGCTCGCGCCTGGTCTTTTTCGAGCCTGTCTCGGTAAGATTGCCATAAGCTGCTCAAAAAGAGCCCAACTATCACCATCCCCAACATAGACTCTGACCCCGTGATCATCATCGACAGATCAGACTGTGGGGTAATGTCACCATATCCAAGCGTAGTAATTGTCACCATGCTGAAGTATAAGCTCTTAATAAATGACAGATCTTCAGCGTTAAGTGTGTCAGGTATTGAGTAGTAGACTCCCGCATAGGCCAGAACCAAACCGACATATAAAATCAAGACGTGGATTGGAGTGAGCTTCATAAACTTCCTTTGAATTAGTTCATTGCTTAGATTATCTGTAAATACTAGTACTCAGCGGGCTTCAATGATTTTCCATCATCCCCATATTCGATAAAAGGGTTTCCTCGCCTCTGAATGCGGGTGATGGCCTTATTTCGTTTGCGTTCCATCTCGTCGACCGGATCTTTTGCCGCCCACTTCAGGTACAGCTTGCGATCGCGCCCCAGGGAAATACCGTAGGCCAGCTCCATATAGAACATCGACCGGGCGATGTCGCCCTTAACACTGTCGCGGGGCTCGAAGACACCACTGTACTTGGTCCCCAACAGCTCAGCATCCTGGCAGACTTCCTGTCGAATCTGAGCGTTTTCCTCGTCTTTCACAGTGCCGTAAGGCAAGTTGTATCGGTCAACGTTAATGGTGCCGAGCGCGGGCCACAGATTGTGAAGATCGGCCGCGGCGTAGTGATAAGCATCGACCGGGCAAGCGTGCCTGTTCAAACAACCATAGTGAGCGGCAATCCAGCTCGCGGGCATGACGTGCTCGACATGAAGCTTTTTGTCTTTGTGGTCTCTACCGCCTCCGAATTCAATCCCGCAGTACAGTGTTTCGCCGCCGTTCTTGTAAAGCGATTTCCAAAAATATTTCGACCTGGCTTCGTCGTAGGTCTGAATAACGCCCTGCGCTGTCGCCAAGGCAGGGAAGAGGAGAAGTGAAACAACCCATTTCATGCGCTCTTATCCTTACTGTATCGTTTAAGTTTTTCGGACACTGTGCTTAGCAAAACCGGCCAGCTTTTCTTTTGATGTTGTTTTTTAGCGTGTGGTTTTCCGACGAGCTCTTCCCGGAGTATCAGCACATTCTTCGGAGCTTGGATGCCGACACGATATTGATTGTTGGAATTTTTCCCAAGAATGGTGACTCGAATATCGTCACCGATGAATATTGACTTACCGGCGCTGGCGGACAGAACTAGCATTTGAACATCTCCTTATGTTGCACACTTGTACCATTTCCATTGGTGCAGTTGGTGGGTAGCTCAGAGACTACTCCTGATCGAAGGCGTCTTCAACCGCTGTCATCACTCGCCCCTTGAGATCGGAATGTTTCTTGGTGCCATGCCAGTACCAATCCAAAGTAATGTCGAGCACCCGACACACTTTGGCCGCGAATTCAATATTCGGGTGATAACGGCTGGATTCGAGCCTTCCTATTGTGTGTCTTACGCAGCCAACCTCCTTGGCCAGTTGTTTTTGGGAGTACCCTCTGAGAATCCTTGCCCGGCGCAAACGGTCGCCAGGTTTCTCCATGGTGCTCCCACTTTTGCGAATTCATGGCGCACAACTAATGGTGCGACTTGAAAGTCACATATTGGGGCGAATTGGCAACATACAAGTCACCACATGCTATAGAGGGGTTTTCGATTGCCGCGTAGAATGGCGCTCCCAATCACATGGACATAACAGGAGGTTTGATGTGACGAAGGTTGAATGGAACTTGGATACGATGGTGGCCCTGGTTAACGGGATACATGTTTCTGACGAAGAGATCTGCCCAGACCACATTATTTTCGACAATATTTCTCCGTACCAGGTGTGGGTGCTGGCGCGTGAGATGGGTTACCGCATGGGGTTTAGAGAGGGGGCTGCGAACGACGAATAACAAAAATAGGGAAGGCTGCAGTGAAGCCTTTTCTCTTGACTGAAAGTCTAGACCGACAGATCGCTAGACTTTGTGGGGGTTTCAGCGGCCGCCGGAAAATTGATTAATTTCCGTACTTTTTGATGTAGTCCTCCACCATCTCCATCAGCGCTTCCTTCTTGCTGACCGTTCTTCCGAGCTGGCCCGATCGATTGGCGATCGCGGCGAGCCATTTGAAGTAGAGTTCCTTCTCGCTGTCTTCGAGCATCTTGGCGTTGATCTGAGGTGTTGGCTCCTTCTTGGGTTTCATCTCATCCACGCCACGGATTGTGGTCAGCGCCGGCGGCTGAGTCAACCGGCTCATAAGGGCAGGGCAGATCCGCCCAGGCGTAATTCTCCTCCCACTCTTTGGCGATGATATACTCACCAGCTATGAACACGTCGTTATCACACCTGCAAAAAGGCGCTATCGCCAACCCCAAATCCCCAGAAGCCTTAATCGACCAATGGAAGAGGAGGGGGCGCGTTTGTGTGCCGCACCCTGACGGCTCAGGAGCGATACGGGATTTGCTCCTGCAATCCATCCAATCTCCTGCAGTCGTCGACGGCAGAGAAGTCTTTGCCGTGGTGGAGGCCAATGCCGTTAAGGATGCGCCTATCTCCCGGTTCGCGGTCATCTTCAGCCCTGAGCGTCCTGATCCGCTGCCGATAACAACTCTGTGGATCTATGATGTTGAGAAGACTGGGGTTCGGATTCCGGCTTTCCAGCGCTGATCAACTTCAGCGCCTTCTGCAGACACTCTTTGCAGACCTCGGTGGTACACTCGTAATAGAGGTCGTCCTCCCCCAGCCGAACGAGATCAATACGCTCTTTCCCGCATTCGTCGCATTTGGTCCCGCCAAATATTTGCTCAGGCTTCCGCTCACCCTTGATCAGTTCCATATCACCAATATCCTCTTTCCCATGGCTTGCGTTTCTTGCCCTTGCCCCGGGAGCGGGGCGGAGGTAATAGTTCCTTCGGAACCTCAATTTCCGGCGGCGGTGACTCGATGTAGCGGAAGCCCTCATAGAAGCCGAGTAAGGGCTCAACCTCCAGCTGGCTACAGTCCTCTTGGCCGGAATCCGTGTTTCGAAACTCCTCGCGAGGAATTATGACAATTCCGTGCTCGCTTACCTGGTAAGCCACGCAGCCATGCATAGCAGCTTGGCGGGTGATTTCGGCGATCACATCGTCAGTCATGAACCCTCCTCCTCAGTGGTTGGCTCTACCGTATTGAGAATGCCCCGACCTTCCTTCCCAAGCCGAAACAGCAGCTCGGACTTTGGTATCTCCATGTGCTTATTGCACCAACGGCACCAGGCATCACCGGTATCACCGCCGCTGTACCCCCATTCGGTTTTGCTGGGCTCATGACCAAACAGACCGCAGATTCGCTGCCAGAGCGCTGCGCACCACTTGCAGCGACGGCGTAGCCTCGAATTCCAAGTCCAAGTTTGAAAGTATCGATCTTTCATTGGTGCTCCATAGAAGAGGGCGGGGTTAGAAGGGCAGGTCCTGAATATCCATGACCAGGCCGCGACAATAGGGCTCCTCATCGTCGAACAACTCAAAAGTTTCGTGAGGTATCTCTGTCTTGTAGGTCCAGCAGTGCTCTGGCTCAGCACACCACAGAGCCTCCAAGGGAACGGCAATACGCTTCCTGGCAAAGTATTCCTCCAGCTCGTGATCTTCCTCCAGGTTCTCCCTGGCCGGCAGCAGGCCCTTTGAATCAATCAGGGCGGTGCCGCCGTCATAGCAGTCAAACTCATCGGTGATAGCCCCAAGCAGCAGCATGACGTCGTCACTGTGGCCCATAACCACAATTAACCCTGCCGCCTTTATTTTTTCTCTGCGTTCAGCGGAAAGAGCCAGGGGGTATTGTTGGCGTTGCAGTTCTTCAGCCAGTTGTTTTGCATTCATCGTTAGTTCCTCATTGGTCAAATTCCGGGCGCAGCGAGGTCGCCCGGTTAAAGGTGAGATGGATAATGCTCAAGATTCGTACTCCAGTTCCGGGTGCTGCGGTACCGACCCGTGAATCCTTTCCAGGTAGTCGATAATCTGCCAGCCAGAAATCCTGTACTTTATTCGAACAGTCTGTTTGCCATTGATGTCTTTCGTTGGCGTCCGGGACATTTCGATTGCTGAGAGATCTCCCGCCCTGATGAGGTTTCTTATGCGGCTTTCCGTGACAGATAGGGCGTCAGCGGCCTCCGAGATGGAGTAGAGCGGCTTGTAGGAAACCGTTCTTTTTAGGAGCAATTCTTTGTCCTTTCTGGCCTGCTCGGCCGCAATGGCGTCGAGCCTTTGCTGCTCAGACTTGCTGTGCCGAACATTGTGCTTCGGCCTCTCCTCCAGGATTGCACGCCTTTCAGCGTTAAGAAGCTCGTCTCTGGAATCAAAGTTTTCGATAGTCATCCGGCAGACGTCGGGGTACCAATTGGAGGCAACTTTGTGCTGCGCTAGGCGGTTAACCGCGCTAAGCGAAATGCCTACGTAAAGCAGGGAATCGTCTTTATCGAAGTGACGGTAAAGTTGGTGCAT